TTTTCTATTGTTGACTATTTTCTATTGTTGACTATTTTCTATTGTTGACTATTTTCTATTGATGTTTTTTATAACGTTTAATTTAATTTAATTAAATTTAATTAAATTAAAATTCAAATTTTTTTTCTTTAGGGATATTATAAAACAATGGGAGGAGGTTTAATGCAACTCGTCGCTTATGGTGCTCAAGATGTTTACCTTACTGGTAACCCTCAGATTACCTTCTGGAAGGTCACGTATCGTCGTCACACGAACTTTGCCATGGAATCCATTGAACAGACTTTTAACGGTCAAGCCGATTTTGGTCGCCGTGTTACTTGTGTTATTAGCCGAAACGGTGATTTGGCTTACCGCACCTATTTACAGGTGACTTTGCCCGAAATTAACCAGAACATGAAGGCTCCTGCAGATGCTGGTGTTTGGGCCCGCTGGCTTGACTTTCCCGGAGAGCAGATGATCTCTCAGGTGGAAGTTGAAATCGGAGGTCAACGTATTGATCGCCAGTATGGTGACTGGATGCACATCTGGAATCAGCTCACTTTGTCGGCTGAGCAGCAACGTGGGTATTACAAGATGGTTGGTAACACCACTCAACTCACTTTTATCTGTGACCCTTCTTTCGCCAATGTTGATGGGCCTTGTGCCTCAGGCGCCCCCGTTCAGGTCTGCGAACCCCGTAACGCTCTCCCCGAAACCACCCTTTATGTCCCCTTCCAATTCTGGTATTGCCGCAACCCCGGTTTGGCGCTACCTCTTATCGCTCTGCAATATCACGAAGTCAAGATTAACTTGGATATTCGTCCTATTGATGAATGCTTGTGGGCCGTAAACACTTTGGACTGCAATCCAAGCCAGAAGCAATCCGTCAAGTCGGTGACCCCCTATAATCAATCGTTAGTTGCTGCCTCTCTCTACGTAGACTATGTCTTCTTGGATACTGATGAACGACGAAGAATGGCCCAGAACCCCCATGAATATCTTATTGAACAGCTCCAATTTACGGGTGATGAATCCGTGGGTTCGTCTTCCAACAAGATCAAGTTGAACCTCAATCACCCTTGCAAAGAGTTGATTTGGGTTGTTCAGCCTGACGGTAACGTGGACTATTGTGCATCCCTCAACTGCAACACCATGCTCTACAAGACGCTCGGTGCCCAGCCCTTCAACTACACGGACGGTATTGATGCTCTCCCTAACGCCATCCACGCCTTCGGAGGTGCCCAGTCTATCGCTGAAACTACTGGTTCATACATTGATGGTTCAGGTCTCTTTAATGACCCCGGAGCAGTTGATGTTACCGCGGCGGCTTGGTGGAACTACAACGGCGCTGGCGGTCATGGGTCTGGCGCAACACAAAATGCCGGAGGTGGGTTTGACAACGGTCTCGGTATTACTGGTAACGGTTATTCTGGCGCGGTTAACCCTGGTCCTCAGACCACTGGCCCCGCTGTCAACTCGGGTGTCTCCGACGCCGGGACCTTTGTGCTCGCCGAATCGTCCTTGGATATGCACTGCTGGGGTGAAAACCCTGTCGTCACTGCTAAGCTTCAGCTTAACGGTCAAGACCGTTTCTCGGAGCGTGAAGGTACCTACTTTGACTTGGTCCAACCTTACCAACACCATACTCGCAACCCCGACACTGGTATCAACGTCTACTCTTTTGCTCTTCGCCCTGAAGAACATCAGCCATCTGGTTCTTGCAACTTCTCGCGTATTGACAATGCCACTCTTCAGCTGGTTTTGTCTAACGCCACCGTCCAAGGTACTAACACTGCCAAGGTACGTGTGTACGCGACCAATTATAACGTGTTACGTGTAATGAGTGGAATGGGTGGGTTGGCGTACTCAAACTGAGCGTAATGTGTTATATAAAAACATTAATTACAATTTTAAACTACTTAAAAACAAATCATACTATATTAATTATAATATGATTAAGAATAAAATTGAAAAGAGCGATCACGCTATGTTTGATTTAAACAACAAAACTATGAAGCCAATTACGACAGTTGATACTACTCTACTTTGCGGCGTTTTGGATTTTTCAGGGAAAAAATACTATGTAGATTTTGACGGTTTTAATAAATTTGCCCGGTTTGATAAAAAATTTGCCTTTGTAAATGAAGATGACAAATACCCTTCTTATTTGCATAATTACAAACGTTTTTCCCTGTTAGAATTTTTGTTTCAATATAATTCATGTAACATTAAATATACTTTTAAAAATAACAATGAATATGACTTACGAGGTATGAATGTAGATGTATATCATCAATATCACACAGAACTGCAAAAAAAATATACAATTATTGAATATATTCAAGGGCATTTTGGGACACTTGGTAATGATGCATATGTATTAAAAAATCCACTGTGGAAAATTCGCGACGAACAGAATAAAGAACAACTATTAATGTATTGTGAGCCGAATATATTGTGTATGTTATGTGATGAGTCCTATCAAAAAATATTGGATTTTGAAAAGTTACAAAATAATGGAAAAAAATTGACATTTTTCAAACATCAAAGTGGGTATGTTTGTTGTACGCTTAATTTGTACATACATCAAATAATTACCGGTTGTCATGGAAACGGTAAGGGAACCAAAGAAATTAGTGTTGATCATATTGACCAAAACCCGTTAAATAACTCTATGGAAAATTTACGCATTGCGACTAGAAATGAACAAGAACAAAATTGTAAAGGGATAAAGGAAGGTACAAAACGAGAGAGAAAACATAGTGCCAAACCTTTGCCTGCCGGAATTACTCAAGATATGATGAGAAAATATGTAGTTTATTATGATGAATATTTAGACAAAGAAAAAACCAAACAACGGTTCTTTTTCAAGGTTGAAAAGCACCCTAAATTAGATAAACCATGGATGTCAAGTAAATCTAATAAAATTTCGCTATTGGAAAAACTTGCTTCGGCAAATAAAGTCGTTGATGATTTGGAGAAGAATATGTATCCTATTACTACTGATGCAGATGAACTCCCCAAACATATAACAATTAAAGAAGAACGCAACAAACCCCATTTAATCTTTGATAAAAAATGTGATGATGGAAAACGTTTAAATTTGCGAATGGTATTGCCAGACAATTATGTATTGGAAGAACAAATGGATATTTTTAAAAAAAAAATAAAATCAAAATATGATATTGACATGGAATAAATTATATATAAAAATTATAAACTTTTTTTATATAAAAATTATAATGATAAATAATATTAAATTAATATTATTTATTTAATATTATTAATTTTATTTTATTTATTTTATTTTATAATTGAAACAGTTGAAATCATTGATATATATTTCATAAAAATGGCCAATATTGAATTAGATACGCTGAAACAATTAGAACGCTTTAAGAATTCTCCGCCTCACCCATCCTATATTGCGGGTATGATAGATGGGGATGGTTGTATATTTATACGGAAGATACTGCACGGTTATCAATCCGGTATAACTATTACTCAATGCCGAACCAATGTATTGCGTGTCATTCGTTATCATTTTAGTGGCAGCATCACTACCTCTGCAAATAGAAATGATAAAAGTGTGGATTTGTTAGATGAGACTGGGGAGTTTTATCATAAACATAATGTACGGAATCAATATAATTTGATAATACGAAGTAATGAGTACAAACTTCTATTAGATTATATTCGTTTTAGTATGATTATAAAACAGCCCCAAATAGAACGTTTAAATGAATTTTATAAGTTGGCAGATATACCCAATGTTCTAGAGGAAAAAGAGTTACTACATAAAAAATGCAGTCACGCTAATAAATATAAAATAATGGACGAAACCACATTTGGACGAATGAATATTGAATATATTCAAGGTTTGTTGGATGCCGAAGGATGCTTTTATATAAGCAAAACGGCAATAAATTCATTCAGTATTTCAGTTGCACAAAAAAATCATCCAGTAATATTGGAAAAGATTAGAGACTTTTTGAAATTTGGCTATGTTATAAAAAATGAATATATGATTCGCGACAAAATGGATTGTCTCAAATTCATCGCTCTTGTTAAAGATGGATTAATTGTAAAGTATAATCAAGCAGTGGCTTTTGAAACTTATCTTACGTCCAGCGATGTTACAGTCAAACAGGAAATGTACAAAATCTGTAATGAAGAAAAACATAAAATAGAACAATTTACTGATATAAATTGTAATGAGGGCGAAAAAGAAGGCTATTTAGAATTAATGCGATTGAGAGAAATGAAAGAGCAATTATGTAAAGAAATACATTTGAAACAAGTTTACAAAGAAAAATCAGACAAAATGCAAGGTGCTGGTAACCACAATTTTGGCAAGTTGAAAACAGCTGAAACCAAGAAAAAAATGTCCACATCTATTAGAGACGCCAGGGGTGGTGTATCTGATGAAATAATTATCCAAGTACGAGCACTTATCAAAGAGGGAAAAAAAAATATGGAAATACAAGATTTACTTACTTTGCCAAAACACACTGTAACTCGTATTAAAAATGGTATTATATTATGTCGCACTGAAGAAAAACAAACAGATCAAAAAATTCCTTTAAGTAAGGAAGCTCAAAATATCAAAAAACGCAAAATTCACTTAGAAGAAATGTGTATTGTTATTGAAAAATTGGTAAAGGAAGAAAAGCCCATGACCATTTTAGAACACTTGGACGCGCTACGATTGAAACAACAAATTAAAAATGACTTATCAATTGATATCGTAAAAAATATAAAACGTAATATTAATCAAGGAGAACTTCCGTTTTATGAATCAGAAGTCTCTCCGGAGAAATATGAACACTATTTACAATTAATTACTAATTATAACAAGAAATAATAATTATACTTTTATAATATACATAAATAATATACATATATTATATTTATTATGACTGACGTTAATGATAAATATAAACAAGTTTTTTAACGATGAAAAAAGAACGCCGAGAGAAGAAGCGTACAAGTAAACGTGGTATTACGGGTGAAGAAGTGATTTTTATTTTTGAAAAAGTATTGGCTGGTTGGAAAACTATTCGGATTTATAATACAATAATCCAACAATCCCCCGACTCGGGTGTGGATAAGAAAAAAGTGGAAGTGATCGCCACTGGAAATAGTAAAATATACGAGACTGAATTGGATGCAGAAAAATACAACTATTATCTAGAATTGAGAGAGAAAGTGTATGCATTTCACAAACCTACTAGAATTCTTATTGAGGAAACATCAAGCATAATACGCTAATTCCGCATAATCATCAGTATAATCATCAGCATAATCATATAATTTATCAGAATTCAAGATTTTGCAACCGCCGGCGTTATCATTTTCCTCGTCATCACTTACCACATCAAATTGATAAATATTATTTTGAATACAAAACTGAATAATCTTTGCTATGTTAGATTCTTGTTGGGTATTAACTTCAATATCGCAAGAGTGCCTCATAATTAACCGCACACTGAGTTTACGCATATCCATATGCTTAGTCAAACCTTCAACAATGTTCAAGAAATCCTTAGCGCGGAGGGATCCAAAAGTATCGGTTAAACATATTTCAGTAATACCAGGTAGTGTATTGTAGTATAAGATATCCGCTATGATATGTTTAATCTGTTTTTCACCTTCAAATGGACAATACGATAGACACGCGACATATAATTTCACATTTTTAAAACGTCGGTCATCCTTAGCAAACAAGGATGTCAATAAATGTTTAGTACTTTTAAGGGGGCGATTCGTATATTTTTGCAAAAACGTTTCGGATAAAGCGGTGTTTATTGAAATGTTTTTAATATTTAGGAACCGGGCTTGATCTATATATAATTTACTCAGCGGCATTAACACATACAATTGACAGTCAATTGAGTTTTTTCTCAACAGGTTTTGTGCAAAATTATACAATTGTAAAGTATCGCAATGCTGTTCTTTTTGCCCTATAGAGTATGTTTTATTTTTGGACTTGTATATTTCTTGAAATGGGTCATAAGTCTTTTCTATTATATCAAACCGCTTTAGCATTGGATTATAGAGAGAAATATTTTGCACAGGGGTCTGTTTTTGCACAGGGGTCTGTGTAAAAGTATAGTTTAAAGAAGGTTTAAATAAACCAATTTCTAATTTATCTGGTCTAGTTTCGTACACTATTTGTTGTAAACGTTCTTTTTTCTCGGCCAATATAAATTTATGCAGGCGGCTAGAAGTGGTCAGTAAGGTATTTGTCAAGGTGACATCGCATATTTTAAATTTGTTGAAAACAGAAAACAAAGCCATATTGTAGTAGATATAACAAGAATAAGTTTAAGTATTTTTTATAATATTATTGTACATTAGGCACGACAATCGGGTTTTTTATAGACGGACTACCATTTCTAATGCCTTCATAATACGCAGTTATTAAATGACAATCACCAATAGTTGCCTTTATGTTATTAAAAATCGCGATGGGTGTTACGTGCAAAAAACTGCAAGGAATATTGGGCGCATATTTATTATACATATAGGTTGTTGTTATGGATGGTACCATATCTGCTAAATTGATTAAACTTAAAGCATATTTACAATTGTTTTCTATGGTTGTTGTAAATAACTTGTCGCCAGTTTTTGGTGGAGCGATGCCATACACTTCTACCATAGTTGTATATTTTGGATTAGTGGATAAATCATAGGCTAATAACATGGATAATGATGCACCTAAACTATGTCCACATATATACACGCGTTTGATATTTTTATAAGTGCCAATAGTCGTTATTATATTAGTCTTAATTTCATTATACACTGCGGTAAATCCTGGCGCGGTATATAACGCAGTTTCGGGATTTTTTTGAGGCGGGAATTGCCCATTTATGGGTGTATAATAATTATATTTTGAGTCATCCACAAAATCAATTGCGGTTTGGGAACCCCTGAAACATATTAGAACTGTTTGTGCATCATAAGAGACTATAGAAAACCCTATATTTTTCACATCACCAGAATATTTGTAAAATACTATACTATCGGGCACAAACCCTGGTATATTCATTGGCGTATAGGGTTCGGTTTGTAACAAATAACTTAAAAAATTACTAATAATACTAATAGAATAGTTCGCTGTATTATAATCATAGGTCAATTTTTTCGGTGTATTTGGCATTGCGCCTACAACTATCGGTTGGTTTGAGATAGGTTTCAGACTACCCATATTTATATTTAAACTTGTGCGTTGTCTTAGTTGAGAATTGACCTGCTCAAGCTTGGCTGATGTTTGAGTAAGCTTGGCTGATGTTTGAGTAAGCTTGGCTGATGTTTGAGCCTGTTGAGAAGTAAGACTGGTTAATTGCGTAATGAGTTTGGCTAACTGCGCCGATGTAGTGGAATGTTGTTGCACAATGACATTGGTTAAATTATAGGGTGATTGTACAATTTGAAATCTTTGAGTTTCACGTGAAATAGAATTATTTTTTTTATAAGAAAAAAACCTCATTAAATTTGCCATCAAAGTATATATAATAATAAATATAATAATAAATATAATAATAAATATAATAATAAATATAATAATAAATATAATAATATATAATAATTATATAAGTAAACGTTTTCAACAACTGTCATTAAACAAAAGATTCATATTTAGTACCTCAGGACTGTGTTCCGCCTTTTGAAAGAGTTTCAAAATCAACTCATTCTCTCTAAACCGCACACTATAATCGTGTTGTAATTTATTGCGGCCGACCCGGCCCATAGCCTGGATACATTTCTCTTGGCTCATTTCACCCAAGTCTTTACTAATATAACCGTGACAAAACTGGTAGTTCGTCCCATAAATATAATCCGACATCGCTATAATCAAGTAGAGTTTCTGTTCTTGGACTAGACTCTTCATCAATTCCGTGTAGCGGTCACTTTTATGTTCGGCAAAGACCCCGATGCCCATCATGAGCAAGAGTTTCCAGTGGTCTTCAATATCGTTGATCCGCATTATTTTTTCCACATAATCTTCCGACACATTGCTAGTAAAGGGTTTGTTTTGTAAGTCGTCTTTATTATAGAGTTTGGGCGCGTGTTTATATAAATGCTCCGTTGTATTGGGTATGTACTGGGGCGGTAACACCACAAGTTTCGTCGCCGCTTGCAACTGTTGAATATTTTGGAGAAGTTTTTTCATCTCTGGATCCATGCGATCAGTATTGCCGGCTTTTTTTTCTTTGCCTTCGTCTTTTTTCGTCCCGTCTTCAAAATCTTTCGTGTCGCGCGCAATTTTTTCGTTGAGCTGTGAATTGAATTCAATGGCTTTCATAATATCCGCCGTAATATGAGCGGGAATACCAGCGCTTTGGATATAAAACTGCGCGATTTTCTCGGCGTTTTCTGCCAAGAAGATGGTCGGCCCATCTGTTAAAGTATGCGCGTCTTGACTGACAATATGAATATTAGACACTTGTTTTTTGCTGCGCTCGGTTGTTAGCTGACTATGAATCGCTGACCACGCCTCGGGTTTTAAATTACCGAGCAGTTGCAAATAATACAGCTTCAGATTAATCATATTAATGGCATCCACCGTGGGAAATTGTAACGCTAGGGTGAGTCGCCGGTTGGTAATCAATTCCGGCTGTGTCGTCGCTTGCAAAGTGGTGATGAATTTTATAAAAGCGACAGCTGCGCCCAAGTCCAGGTAGCGGAGAAGTGTCTTATAGGTAAGACAATGCTTGACGATTTTTTTAATCTCCCCATAATCCGCACTGAGATAATGGGGCATTTCCACGAACCCTTCTTTGTTGATGAGGGGTATAGTTTTTTTGCAATCGTAGCTAACAATATCGTGAACGTCTGCCCCTGCAAATTTACCACAGAAATCGTTAATGGTATCCACGAGTTCTTCGCGTTGGGGTAGAGTTGCGGAGGATAAGACCACATTGGGAATAAGATTTTGGTGCCAATTGTCTTGGATAATTTTGTGAAATGTGTGCTCCGCATAGTCTAAGGTAATGGTTGGTTCATCCCAATACAGAATAATCTTTTCTTTGGGATTAAAGGCCAGCATATAATACATGGCTGGTAAGTAGGATTGAATATCACTAATCATCAGCTCAACTTTATCACCGACGGAATTATCCACTTTGCCAATGCCGCCGCTTTTCTTATTGAGCGAATATTCTTTGGCGGCAAAGTAATGGAGCCGAATATCTTCCGCATCATTACAACCGAAGGCAAAGGCCACTTTCTTCTGGGCCGATATGGCCGCTTTTGCCAATGCCAGGCCCACATGCCGTGCAGCGCAGACAAAGATTACTTTATATTTTTCGGTTAATCCCAGGGGTGACAAGGTTTTACCCGTCCCCGTGGGGGCAATATACAGAATTAACTTGGGTTGCGGTTGTTTACACAGGGTGAAGAGTTGTTTTTGGTGATCGTACAAGGTTTCATCGGCGTATTTCAAGAGATGCGGGTTTTGCTCAATGTTTTTTTGCCCATTATAAATTAACTCTTGCAGGTCCACGTTTGGTTCCACATTGGCTAAGATACCTCTCAGCGCTTTTAGTAAATGCTGGTTGACGTGTTCTACGTGATACGTGAGGAGATTTTGCAAGGTATAATAAGTGTTGTATTTTTGTTTCACATATTCCTGGAACATTTTCTTCAGTAGATCCAGAAGAATAAACTCAAACAAATTCTCTCGCTGTTCTGCCAATTGTTTGTCAGTATTGGCAAGCCGAATTAAATCCGCTTTTTTCATGGTGTGCTCATTGGTTTTAAATTTGCTAAAAGGGAATTTGAAGCGCCCCTGTAGTTCAAGAATGAGTGGCTGAAGGTACTGCACATACAGGTAAAGATCTATTTGTTGGCTGAAGGTGATTTTCATATATTTTAATAGGGAATGCGATGGATTACGTTGTAAATTCACATCGTGAAACCCTGCGGTAATTAATTCGTGAATACGTTTCTCTTCCAGAGAAACAGGGACTTCAATACTGGCCCATTCGGCTTTGCTGAGTTTGCGTTGTGTAAGATCCATTTTGCTTAAAAGGTGGAAGTCGGTTATAAAGAATATAATACAATATGTATTTATATCCTATGTAATTCAATTTTATTATAAAAATTATGTTTATAATTTTCTGGTCTTGTGCTTCCTGGTCTTGTGCTTCCTGGTCTTGTGCTTCCTGGTCTTGTGCTTCCTGGTCTTGTGCTTCCTGGTCTTGTGCTTCCTGGTCTTGGGCTTCCTGGTCTTGTGCTTCCTGGTCTTGTGCTTCCTGGTCTTGTGCTTCCTGGTTTCAATATGTAACAAATCCTGTGTATTTTTTAATATACGAGTTGTCATCATACGACTATTTCTAACATTTTTACTTCTCCTTCCACCTGTATATAATATATCTAAACCTTCATTGTAGAAGTCAATATCTTTATCATTATTAACATCTCCGCCTCCCATGATATTTTTTACAGAACCTACATTTTTCTGTGTTTTTTTTATAATATATCCTACCCTAATTCGTGACATAAATTCAAATGAACCATTATTTAGATGAGCCGACAGATCATCTAATGTTAAAAACATAGTTAAAAATTTAATCAGTATATCACTAGGTTTGAACATCATCACTTGATTTATGTGCATTTTTGGTTTATAAAAATAGTTAGATGAATGCGATATTCCTGACGTAAATTCAGGCGCAAATATAAATTCCATAGATTGAAATTTTCTACCATCGTTTTCTGTTAAAATATCATAATATGACCGATCATATCCTGTCATAGAAGTCGGGTTATATATAACAGTTTTACCTTCTATCAAAAGTTTAATAATTAAAGACATAATTATCGCATGATTGTATTTTGACTCATCTTCTTCTTTCATTAGATGTGAAAAATTATTTATCTCTATCATATTTTCGGAAACATTTACTAATTCTAAGCTGTTAATATTCATTTTTTGGACACGTTGCATATTAATATCAGCAACTTGATTGTAAGTCAAACTGGTATCCTGTGGGTATTGTATATTCCCAAATTTGTCGTTATAATTTGTAATATACAGAGGCTGTTCATTATCACTTGGATTTTCCAAACTAATTAATCCTTTTTTAATTAATAGTTCATTACCATCACTTATATATTGTATACCTCTCATAAAATCTAAATAAGATTTTAATGTCTCTACCATGTCTTGTGATGGAAACATAATGTATTCATGAAACTGTTCAGAAACAGGTTCAATATTCTCCTCTAAGTAACCATAAAATTTAGGTGTGCGGTCACTGGCTGCGCCACTACCACTAGCAGTATCTTCTGATGTCAAACATTCAGAATGTTCTATAAAAATGGTTTCCTGCATCTTAAACTTGTCATAATCATAAACTATATCTAACATTCGCTCATCATAGTCTAATGTTAACCATAAATATTCTATCGGTAATTGAATTATTTTCATTGAGCAAAGAAATTTATAAGTATTAAACACGAGCGAGAGAATACGATCATCGGCTTTTCCTATTTGATAAGATTTTCCTGCTGTTTCAATCCATTTATTAATGAGTTGTTTAGCCTCCATTGATTGTGAAAAGAACATAGTACCACCTGATGTTTCAAATGTATATGGATCATATGTAATGCTTGTTTCCATTTTCCAACTAGAACGCGGATCAATCCACCAGCCTCGTGCCATAAAATCCACATCTTGCATATCAAAGAGGTTTGGATACTTACGAATAAACATATCACCATCAATATATAAAACCGAGCGTTGACCACAGGCTCCTAGGGCTTGCCTTATAAATAAAGGTTTTGCATTAATTGCCATTTGATACCCACCAGGCTTAGCAAATTCTGGATACTCTACGGCCATATGATTACAGTTAAACTTTTCACACTCCTGTTCCCATTTCTCAATCATTTTATCATATGTCATTGGACTTAAAAATCTAAATTCTTTGTGCAATATTTCATAGATAGACATATTATCAAATTCTTTCATTTGTTCGTTACTATAAACCTGTTTTGCATTTAACTTTTTCTTAATTGAGTTGTTTTCATTTTTAAGAATATTATTAAGCTCTTCAATTTTTTTCAAATAAGTTACTTTCTCATCAGGTGTTACTTGTTCAGTACGAGAGAAAAAACTGTCTTTTAATTCAGTAATTTTATTATTTGTATCAAATATTAGGAGCATATTGTTTTTTGTTAAAAGTATGACTTCAATCATTATAAGTGTGAACATGCGAGCTGAGTATTCTATATTTTTATACTCGTAATCGGCCGGAGTTATATTCATTTCTTTAAACTTTTCTAACTTCGCGGTTGCAACATTATCCATATTTGATTCACTCGGTAATATACCCAATTGTTCAAAAATCATATTATTGTATGATTTTGAAGTGTTATTTATTATCTTTGTGAATGATTGTAATGATAAAATAATATTTTCTAATCTATTATATATTTGTTGTATATTGATCTGTGGTGAAGAAGTACCGAGTGTTTTTATACACAAATCTTTTACTTGCATTAATATTTTCTCAAAAAAAGAAATACAAGGTCTACTTGTATTTTGGTTATTGACAGATCTCCCCCACCAGTAAGTAACAACTACGAAATTACTACTTTCATTGATAATCGTTGGTTGAATTTCTTTTTTACTAATAATATCTCTAAGATTATCTAAATTCATATATACATATACTTTTAATAAAAGTACGGCAAAAAGTATTTTTTAAAAAAGTACTTTTTAAAAAAAAGTACGGCAAAAAGTACTTTTTAAAAAAGTACGACAAAAAAGTACGGTAAAAAGTACTTTTGTCTAATTGCTTCGCTTATAAAGATTATGTTTTGGCCCAACCTTTTTACTTGCTTCGCTTATAAAGATTGTGTTTTGGTCCAACCTTTTTTACTTGCTTCGCTTATAAAAGATTGTATTTTGGCCCAACCTTTTTTTAAAAGGTTGTTTATATAAATTCAGGGTTCCATTCATTTGTCCCTTTTAAAAACTTTTCCACAAATTTATTCTTCCGTTTTGCATTATATTTGGCGTGTTCAAAATCTATAATCCACAATTTGTTTTCACATTCAATGAAGTTGTACCCGGTAATGTCAATATATAAAATATTGTGTTCATATAATGTTTTTATTACTGACCTTATTTTTTCAAATAGCTCCTTAGTGACATGTTCTGCCTTTTCGCCGTAGAAATCTGACACATTCATTGTGCCGACTTTAACCATTTTCATTTGCTTCGTTGTTTTATCATAATGTATGATCTTTGGAATATTTACAATATTCAAATCATACACGTAGGCATGTATCTTATATTCTTTCAGTGAGACATTTTCTTTCGTATAATAGACATCTTCGTCGGCTTTGATTGTTGGCATTTTATATATAGTATAAAAAACTATTACATATAAAACAATTCAATTTTAAAATTAGAATCTTTTGTGTGTGTGTTTTCCTTTTTTATTTTTTCTCGTTTTAACATTCACTTTTTTCATATTGCGTTTTGTACTACTACGTTTTGTACTACTGCGTTTTGTACTACTGCGTTTTGCTCTACTACTACGTTTTGCTCTACTACTACGTTTTGCTCTACTATTACGTTTTGCCCTACTACTACGTTTATGTTTGCGAGATTTACCGCCTTTAAACGCACTAGCTGCGTGTTCTACTTCACCAATAGTACATAATTGTACACCATTTGCATATTCTTTTACATAATTATCCAGCTCTTTCCGTTTCATACATCTAGGCGCGAATACTGCTTCTACTTTAAATGCTTCATCTATTTCATCGTCTTCACAGCCATCAATATCTTTTAATAATTTATTTGAAATTCCAGTCAAGTTATTAAATATATCATCGTCTAAAGCTTTTTTAAGTAAATCAGATGTTAACGATTCTCTCTGTTTAGTTTCACCAAAAGGTGCAAATGCTTGTACTAGAATACTATTACTTACATTTATTTTATGACATAAATTTCCATAACGATCATCTACTATAAATGTGTTGAATTTATTGAATTTTTTTCCAAATTTAGGGTCATCCCATACGTGTTTTAATGATTTTGGCATATTATCATCTTCAATATCTTCGGCACCATATTTGAAAATAAACGTATCCGATGGCAAATTAAATTTATCACAAATAAGTTTCGCAACTTCCTTTGCATAATCTTTCTCTGAATATGTCCATATTGCAACTTTAATTCTTCCACTATCACGAGCCATTTCAAGAAATCGTTTTAATCCAGGTCTAAAAAATACAATGTTTCTTTTACTTGGAAAATCTATAAATTCTAAATTATTCTCTATAATACGTTTTTGATCTGGCGTGGTTTCTTCCCAATAATGATAAGCACCTTTATTGATATATTGCAGTAAAGTTTCATCAATGTCAAATACAACTAAAATATCTCTCTTACTCATTATATATACACTTTTAATAAAAAATAGAATGGCAAAATAGAATGGCAAAATATATAGTAATTTAATTATAAATTGAATTAAACAGAACGTTAATAGTATATGTAACAATTAAATCAGAGAGATGGATTCTATAACCTATCTTGATATGTTTGGTATCTTATCAGTGAGTCTGTTGTGTGGTTATGTAAGTTATAATATAACTATATTCATTAATATATTAAAACATATTACAAACCATTTTGATTATATGGAGGCAGAGAGAGCGAATAAAAAACAGCCCATTATCATCTCAATTGAAGGCAATATCGGCACCGGCAAATCTACCTTAATTGAAAAAGTCCAAACGTATTTCACCGAAAAGTTTCCCGAAATGAAGATCGGTTATATCCCCGAGCCCGTAGATGTGTGGTCGTCCGTGACCGATAGAGATGGCATGACCATTTTAGAAAAATATTACGGCGATCAACATAAATACGCCTTCACATTTCAAATGATGGCTTATATATCGCGGTTATCAATTATTCGCAATGCATTGAAAGAAAACACTGCGATTATTATTATGGAACGCAGTGTTTTTACCGATTGCGAGGTGTTTGCCAAAATGCTTTATGATGACGGGAAGATTGAAGAAATTGAATACAATATTTACATGAAATGGTTTGATGAATTTATCGGGGATTTACCGAATATTTCGCATATTTATATTCAAGCAGATCCCAATGTCTCAGCCGGACGGGTCGTCAAACGTGGACGGCAAGGAGAAATTATTCCATTGAGTTATTTAGAAAAATGTCATGACTATCACGAGAATTGGTTGTTAAAACATCAAATTTCACCCACCTTATTACTAGACGGTAATGTAGAAATGGATACGGATGCGTACGCCGAATGGCTAGAGAAAATCGCGGATTTTGTTAATATTCCACAAATTTACAAAAAAATACCTTGATAAATATACCTTGATAAATATACCTTGATAAATATACCTTGATAAATATATCTTAATAATTAAGTTTAAAAAAATTAATTATTAAGTAACATATTATTCTAATAATCGCACATTGAAATGCTGGCGCCCTTTAAATTTTAAAATATCGCGCTCATTCGTTGTGGTTGGAAATAAGTCTTTCCCATAAATATCTTGCAAAAGTAGCCATTCAAATAAACCTCCGCTATAAATAAAAACATGTAAAAATCCGAGACCCAATAATTGTTCGTATTTTTTTGTTACATTCGGATCGGTGGAGTTCATCCCATAGACAATAATCCGGACATTCCTGTTGGATTTCAAATAAGAATTTAAGATTTCTTCTTCACTAGTCATGAAAATTGTACCCCTGATTAAACACTGCTGCTGATGAGAAATCAATGTGTTAATGATAATATATTCTTTATTATTTATGGAGGCTTGCATATCTTCAAAATTAATATAATTGGTGGAATTGGTATTTCCCATAAGTAATCAGGAAAATATATATTTATACCCTTTAAGATTTAAAACTATACCTTTTGGTGAAATTATAAATTAACAAGGTTTGCTCATTGCAGAGCGTATAAATTTTGGTTGTGGTAATTATTCTAAATTACCTGATAAATTATTGCTTCTAGATAAATAATTGCTTCTAGATAAATAATTAGGTCTTGCTTTATTATTTATTGCATTTGAAGCAATTTTGTAGATATTTGTTGCACCATTCACGCGTCTATTCCAATATGTTATGGCCACCGCTACCTTCTTTTTGCTTCTCTGCGAGGCGAAGCAAACTTTTATAGTCTTTATCACAGACAACACTTTTTATTTTAAGTGCTTTTGTTAATAAAAGCAAAAGCAAAAAAGTCTAATTAAACTTCACCACAATCTCCACTTCTTCATTCTTTATCGTTTTTGATGCAGAGATGGATAATTCTTCGCGCTTTTTCCGGGTCTTTTGGTTCACCGGCGTATTTTTTTTCTTCGCCGTACTGTTACGGTTATTCATATCCTTCTCTATGGTCACATAATTATCTTCAATGAATTTTATCACATCATTCTCAAAGGCCCATTTGAAAAAATTCAATTGACCGATCGTGGTTTGAATAGATGTGCCGTTTTTATACGGAACATTAATTCTGTCCCAACGACAGAATGGATCAAATCTTTTTTTACTGTATGCCCTGAGCTTCAGCTTGTAATCCACGTAGACTTTGAATCTTTTCACCTTGGATACGTCTTTATTGGGAATATCATAGACAGTGTAATATTTCTTGGCATAGTTAGTGGTAAACCAGTCCACAATACGTAGCGAAATGGGAGCCATGCCATTAATAATGGACAGCATCTTTTCCATATTGTCGCCTTCTTTATAAAAAGTAATTAAATTATTTAATAGTAAGGTATTTTGACTTGTATAGACGGATGTCATATATATTTTCATAATGGATTGCGTTTAAGTATTTATTTTGTTATATCTGTTACACTTTTACTTTTCATATATTTTACATAATATAAGTGATTATTAAGCTTCTATATTGAAATTGGAATTCTTTGGTTTGAGAAACTCATCTTGCACTTGTAAATCTTTTAAATAATTATTTCTAGAGAGAAAAGGGTTTTGACTAATGTTTTCAATCATACAGCGCTCACTCAATTTTGTATTTGCGTCTTCGCGTTTGTTACTTATGCGCATACACGAATCTGAACCGTCATCAAATAATAAACACTTCATTTTATTGTATTCTTCTGCCACGTTTTCCACTTGTGCCACGTTTTCCACTTGGGCAACTTGCATCTCAGCGTTGCCAATGTATTTTTCTTTATCACTCTTCGCGGATTGTTCGTATTTCTCTCCTTTACTCCATCTTAAATACTGAATATTATTAGGTTCCATTGTAATAAAGCTTAGTAAATTAATATTATGTATTATTCGCAATTCACTACCTTTTTCTAAAAAGGTAGAGCCAAAAATTACACTAATATTTGAATGCGCCTATATAGAATTTGGATGTTTTGGCTCTACCTTTTTAGAAAAAGGTAGGGTTTTAGTTATTTTCAAACTCTTGGTGAACGTAAATTTATCAATATGGGTGACCCGCCGTTGTAAATTACATTTCAAACATGCCACGACTGTATTGTCTTTACTATGACATTTATCATTGTCAATCCGGTCTAGTGTCCACTGTGTCGGTTCCCGGACATTTTTATAAAGGAGAACAATAGCGGTTTTACAATAAAAGCATTGTAATTTCGTTGGCAACAGTTTTTCTAGCGTATCAGCTAAAGTAATCAGTAAGGTCGGTTCATAGATCTCTTTCTTAATATCTTGCGCTTTGTAACCTTGTAGTTTTCTCTCTAATTCTTTTTCCAAGAGAGACTTTAAGGGAAAATCACAGTCCATGTATAATTTATTCAACATCAGCACTTGGTCTTTATGAGTAATATCAAGATCATTCAATGTAGTCATCGCCAAACGTTTGGCCTTGGCCGCCGACCGTGGATTTTCCAATTTATGGAGCGTATCAATATTGTGTTTGCCTGTGATTATAATAGTCTTGTTAGGCGCGGTATCGGCCATTACTATATGTTTGTAATACTTTTTTGAAAAAAGTATTAACTCATTTTATGTTTATATTATTTTAAGAAAAAATGAGTTAAACCTATTCGTTTATATACTATAATGGAAACCACACAAGCCAATACAACTACAACTGTGGATAAATCTGACGATTGTCGCCAATTAAAAAATATTAAATTCAAGAATATGCTTTTAGCTACTGCGGGTTCATCACCAGTAACTAAAACCGTAAATTCAAAAAAAGCCAATATTGATTTATTTTTGGAAAAGGAAAGTAATTTGAACAAACACGAGCCTTGGAATAAATTAGATAAAACCGATAAAATTAAACAATTGACCGATTATGTGGATAACAGCGCCCCGACCTTTGCGCTAAATGAAACGGAAATTCAAGAGTTTAAAACATATTTGATAGAGAGTTTGGACAAGAAGAAATTACAACATGTCAAAGATGTCCAATATGATAATCAAACAGGGAAAATTTTGACTATTCCCAGTTTACATTTTAATTCTAGTAGTCGGAAGTTTACCTTTAAACGCAATGAGAAACGGGCGTCCACCAGTAAATCCCTAGGGAGTGGAAAGAAGCCCGTAAAGAAAACCAGTGACGCAACGGTAGCAAATCTAAGTACAAATTCAAGTACAAATGCAACTCCCTAAACTTAATAGATAAAATTGATCTACGTATTAAAGATATATTATTTAATACATATAGTTACATCTTTTTATGGCTATGGATACAAATACCGATAGCTTAGTAAATATCCTAGACAGTTTTATGGTACCATCCGTCTTTAGTTCTGATGACGAAATCACCTTAGTTGAAACCGCTTATTTGCTGATAAATGATTTATTAGACCGCGAACCCATGCTTTATATTCAACCCCACTTTCACGAGAATGTAATTCTTGAAGTGTTTGATTTATTTTTAGAGCAACTCGTTGATATCAATGCTTATGATATGGAAGATGATTTGCTACTTTGTATTGAACAAGCCATGAAACTCTTTTACCAGCAAGTGGCCCCGAAACGCTCGTTTCCGAAAACCTTTATTCGTGTCAAGCCAAATTTAGCGAAGCTTAGAGAGAAAATTACTTATTTACAAAATATCCCCCAACCGGAACAGCGGACGGCGGCATGGTATAATTTTCGTTATAAATATTTAACAGCGAGTAGTATTTGGAAAGCGTTTATTAGTGAAAGTACCCGAAATCAGCTCATTTATGATAAATGCAAACCATTGAATGTGGAGAAATACAGTCATACATCAACCGATTCGCCTATGCATTGGGGCCATAAATATGAACCCGTGTCGGTACAATTATACGAGTTTTTGTACAAGACCACCGTCAGTGATTTTGGTTGCATCCCCCATACCACATTGGGGTTTTTAGCTGCCTCCCCCGATGGCATTAATACATTGGAAACATCTGATCGTTATGGTCGGATGTTGGAAATTAAAAATATTGTGAACCGAGATATTGATGGCATCCCTAAAATGGAATATTGGATCCAGATGCAGCTACAATTAGAAGTCTGTAATTTAAATGAATGTGATTTTTTAGAAACCCGGTTTAAAGAATATGTGGATGAAGACGCATATTTGGCGGATTGTTACAAAGGCGAAGTGGAAGAGGAAGTGGAAGTGGAAGTGGAACACGAACTGGAAGGCGACATCAATAAAACACAACAAGGTCAACAGAAAGGGATGATGATTCAATATATGGTGAATGGTCAACCGTTTTATGAATATGCGCCCATCAATCTCACTAGGGCAGAGTTAACTGTGTGGGAAGCCGCAATGCTGGAGAAACATCAGAATGATATGTGGTGTAAAAATATCTATTGGTGGCTTGATGAATTAAGTTGTGTCCTCGTGTTACGCAATAAATTTTGGTTTAAAGCGGCCGTCCCTATTCTCACTGACCTCTGGCAAACCATTGAACACGAAAAAACACACGGTTATGAACACCGTTCCCCTAATAAAAAAATGAAATTGGAGAACGTACCGAATGGGTTGAGCGGGAAATGTTTGATTGACTTCGCAGCCATGATGGATATAGATGCTGCAGAAGGAGAACAGGTTCAAGAACTTACTTTTGAAACCGAAGTACTTACAGTTGAGACTGAGGTAGTAGTGTAATTTTATAGTGTCTACTAATAATCCTCCTCATAAAAATTGACACGTTTATTCCATCCAGGCGCGGTGGGGGGAAGAGGAATATGTTGATCGGTATAATCTTCGTATAAATAACCACACATTTCCGCTGGCGAACACGTGCCGTTTTCAGGTTTGGACCAATACCTAATGTTATTTATTTCAGTGGAATGCGCCGGGAATATCGGATATTCTTTATAAATATCACTGGCATTTAGTGCGGATAAATAGGGTGGATTTTTTAATTTATAATCATCCACGAGTAGCGGCTTATCTACCGTTAAAGGGAAATCGCCTGGCGACAAAAGTTTATTGGGGAAATTCAAAAAACCTTCCCTTTTTTTATAGAAAAGCATTTTGGCTAAATTATATAAGCCATAAAATATTACAAAAATTAAAATACATTTAAGGAACGAATAGAACATCTTCTTATATATACAACCTTTTAAAAAACAACCTTTTAGAAAAAGGTTGGACCAAAAACAACCTTTTAAAAAAAGGTTGGACCAAAAACAACCTTTTAAAAAAAGGTTGGACCAAAAACAACCTTTTAAAAAAAGGTTGGACCAAAAACATACATCCTTGCATAAGCTACGCCAGCGAGAAAAGGTTTTTTTTTAACATTTGTAAAATACACTTTTAAACAGGGTATTTTACAAGTCTTTTATAGAAAACCATATAAACTCATCTCTCTATGTCTATTTACTAGACAGATGGAACAAGAAATGCGAGTAATTAAACGTGATGGCACCTGTCAAGAAGTCTCTTTTGATAAAATTCTCCAACGTGTCAAGAAACTCGGCGCCGAAGTAACGCCCCCGTTAATGATTAATTATAGCCAGCTCATCATGAAAGTGATTGATCAACTGTATGATAAAATACCTACATTTGTCATTGACGAACTCACCGCTGAACAATGTGCCGCCCTCAGCACAAAACATTTGGATTACGCCACTTTGGCCAACCGGATTATCGTAGCCAATAACCACCGCATCACCACTAATTCATTCTATGTCGCAATGGAAACCCTCTATAAACACACAGATGTTCATAGTCAACATAAACCCCTCATTAGCACAGAGCTCTGGGAAATCATTCAACATTACCAGGAAACCCTTGATGAGTTTGTTGATTATGAAAGGGATTATCTCTTTGATTATTTCGGTTTCAAAACGCTTGAACGTTCGTATTTGATGCGGGTCAATGGCATGCTCGTGGAGCGTCCGCAACACATGTGGCTCCGTGTCGCCCTCGGTATTCACGGGACTGATTTAGCCGCCGTGCGGGAAACTTACGATTTAATGTCACAAAAATATTTCACGCACGCTACGCCGACCCTGTTTAACGCCGGCACGCCCCACCCGCAATTGAGTTCCTGTTACCTCCTCAGTTTAGAAGCAGATAGTATTGACGGTATTTATAATACGCTAAAAGAGTGTGCCCAAATTTCCAAATGGGCAGGTGGCATAGGCCTCCATATTCATAATATACGTGCCACGGGCAGCGCGATTGTCGGGACGAACGGCCAGAGTAACGGGATTGTCCCCATGCTCCAAGTCTTTAATGCGACATCAAGGTACGTAGACCAGGGAGGCGGAAAACGCAATGGGAGTTTTGCGATTTATTTGGAACCTTGGCACGCCGATATTGAATCCTTTTTGGATCTTAAGAAAAACCACGGCGACGAAGAATTGCGGGCGCGTGACCTGTTTTATGCCCTCTGGCTCCCTGATCTCTTTATGGAAAAAGTGAAACAAGATGCGGACTGGGCCCTTTTTTGCCCTCACAAATGCCCCGGCTTAGCCGATTGCTACGGGGAGACTTTCCAACAATTGTATAACAAGTATGTCGCCGAAGGGAAAGCGAATAAAGTGCTGAAGGCCCGGGCATTGTGGTTTAAAATCTTGGATAGCCAAATGGAGACGGGCACCCCCTATTTATTGTATAAAGATGCGGCCAACAAGAAAAGCAACCAGCAGAATCTCGGGGTGATTAAATCCTCCAATCTGTGTGTCGCCCCCGAGACGCAAATTCTCACTGATGCGGGTTATGTGGTAATTAAAGCCTTAGCTGGGCAAACCGTCCAGGTGTGGAATGGCGAAGAATTCAGCAAGACAACGATTCATAAAACCGGCGTAAACCAAGAATTAATGACGGTGGAGACGAGCGATGGTTGTATATTAGAATGTACTCCTTATCACAAATTTTATATTCAAAACAATGACGATAACTATTTTGTAAAATTAGTAGAGGCGGCCAATCTCAACGTCGGTGATCAGCTTATTCAATGTGAGTTTCCGATTATTGATGGGACAACCCTCTACACTTTCTCTCTCGGTATAGTCCCCGTGAATGCCGCTCTTGCAGTGAAAATGAAATGGTTATCCGATTATTGCACAGCGGAAGTGTATAATAGTAATATTGTAGACGATACCTTGTATATTGCAACGAGCGTATCGGAGTTTCTGTTACAAATCAAATTAATGCTTCAAACCTGCGGTGTAAACACCAAGATTATAGTTGATGCAGTAAAGTCAACACTGGTCGTGGAGACCAGCCAATTATATCAATTGAGTTTTTTAGGGTTTAAACCATTGGCGAAGACTGTCAATTTTAATAAACGCTATAAACCACAGCAGCCGCGCGTTTTTATAAAAAAAACGACCCGTTCGGGGCGCTTTGCCGATACCTATTGTTTCAATGAGCCGTTAAAGCACACCGGAATTTTCAATGGGGTTATCGCCAGTCAATGCAGTGAAATTCTAGAGTACAGTGACGCTGAAGAAACCGCTGTCTGTAATTTGGCCAGTATCGCCTTGAGTAAATTTGTGAAGAGCGATAAAACTTTTGATTATGCTACGCTGCATCAGGTGGTGAAAGTGGTGACGACGAATTTAAATAAAGTCATTGATATTAATTTTTATCCGACGGAAAAAACCCGGATTAGTAATTTGCTACACCGGCCGATTGGCATTGGTGTTCAGGGCTTGGCGGATGCGTTTGCACTGATGGATGTCGCATATCATAGTGATGAAGCTCTCACTCTTAATAAACTCATTTTTGAAACCATTTATCACGGGGCACTTGAACGCTCCCACGAATTAGCACAGGAACGTATTGCTGATATGACTGTGTTGGCGAATTATCTTAAACAACCTGGCGCGATTAATATATTTGCTGAGACTGGTACTGACTTGAATAGTAAAGGGGCTTTGATTCTCCGAACTTATGTAAAGACCATCAAGGATAGTGTGATAAATGACTTAGTACAGAAATTGCGGCCGATTCCACATGAATTGACTCAAGATTTTTTGGGGGCGTACAGTACCTTTACCGATTCACCGGCGTCTCGGGGCCAGCTGCAATTTGATTTATGGGGGAAAGAACCGGCTTCGGATCGCTATGATTGGCAGGCTTTGAAAACCGCCATCCAGGCCGATGGCATACGGAATTCGCTACTCGTGGCCCCGATGCCCACCGCTTCTACATCGCAAATACTGGGGAACAATGAATGTTTTGAACCCTTCACGAGTAATATTTACAGCCGCCGGACTAATGCCGGGGAATTTGTGTTGGTCAATAAATATTTAATGGCGGAACTCCAAAAACTCAACTTATGGACCGACGAACTAAAGAATAATATCATTGCGAATAAAGGCAGTATTCAACAAATTGCACAGCTCCCGGAGCAGCTGAAACAAAAGTATAAAATTGTGTGGGAAATCCCAATGAAACATTTAATAGATATGGCGGCGGACCGGGGTGCTTTTATTTGTCAAAGCCAGAGTTTAAACTTGTGGCTTGAGGACCCGGATTATAAAACATTGACATCCATGCATTTTTACGGCTGGGAGAAAGGTCTAAAAACGGGTATGTATTATTTACGCCGCAAGGCGAAACATCAGCCCCAACAATTTACCATTGCCCCCAAAGAGGAAAAAAATAAGGACGAGGGGTGTGAAATGTGTTCTGGTTAAAAAACACTTTTAAAAAAAGTGTAGCAAAAAAAACACTTTTAAAAAACACTTTTAAAAAAAGTGTCGCAAAAAAACACGCACAATTTTTACTTTTTTATAATGTTTTTATTTTTTATATTGTTTTTACTTTTTATATTTTTTATAATAATAATATTGTTATAATGTTATTATTATACCATTATAACTTTATCTGCACCAAACCCGTGCTTCAGGGCGAGGAATAATAGTTGCGTATGTTCTTTGGCAAAAGGAATATACTTACTCGGAGTTACCAGCTTACCATTACTCCAGCGTACTTGTCGGCATAGTTGGTTTGCGTCTCGGCATCCTTTTTTCTTTTGTTGCTGCATTAAGTCATCTTCCAATGGCATTTCAAAGCCCCCTTCGGAAAAGTTTCCGGGAATTAATTTGGTCCAGGTCTTTGGTTTATTTTCGTTGTAAAAGTCTGTAACGACTTTATATATTTCGTTTTTGAAGGTGTCAACTAAAACTTTAATGGTCGTCATGTTTGATGGTTTATTTGTTTATATGGGTTGCTGGGTTACACCTTTGCACAATTAAATCGCCGTCTGTGTCGGCTTTTATCGGTAGCAAAGGTAACAGTTACCACGCACTTGAAAAATGCGAAGGTGTAATACTATCTTCTTAGTTTTTAAAATTCAGTTCAATTTTAAAATATCTTCACTTTTACGTGTGTGATAACTGTTACATATATAATTTATACAAGTTCTTCAATTCATTGCGTTCATCACTTGACTCTTCTGCCATAAAATCATAATCTTCTACCATTTTCATATAACACCTGCAGCAAATTAGCACGTCTATCAAGGCGTTATGTATGCCCTCTGGCTTATTAGTAAATAACTTCTGGTGTAAATCGGTTAACTTGGGATATTTAAAATACGTCTCACCACTGGAATTAGTGACAAGCATTTGACAGAGGTCAGCACCTTTCTTCATTGTACAATATTCTTCTTTACGTATACCATTGACGGTAAATTTTTGGAATTGCTTTGAACGGATGCATTCCACCATTATTAGCCGTTTATCAAACGATATGTTGTGACCGACAATCACGTCGGCTTGCGTCAGGGCTTTGTTGAAATAGTTGAGGGCGTCATTAATAGAAATACCATTGGCTTCGCACATGACACGCGAAATATGGTGAACGGCTTCGCTGCCGGGGGTAATCTCCACTTCGGCCGGAATCTTTATTAAATCGTCACGCATTGTCACGATTTGCTTGTTGACAGTATCAAATAAAATATAGCTTAATTGCAGTATATGCGGCCACTTTTGTACATCCACGATGGATGGATTGCGGCCGATGGGCAAACCCGTCGTTTCGGTATCAAATACGAGGACTTTCATTTTCGCACGTTATATAGTTGGTTGATTTAACGTTTAAATTCTTATAAGTTTATATATATATTTAAATTGCAGAGGTCAAAATGAATCAATTTTATAAACACAACCTTTTAAACACAACCTTTTAAACACAACCTTTTAAAAAGGTTGGACCAAAACACAACCTTTTAAAAAAAGGTTGGACCAAAACACAACCTTTTAAAAAAAGGTTGGACCAAAACACAACCTTTACAAAAGGTTGGACCAAAACACAACCTTTAAAAAAGGTTGGACCAAAACACAACCTTTAAAAAAGGTTGGACCAAACCAGACTTGGAATACGCCTGTGTTATTTTTCTATATTATTTATTATTATAGAAAAATTATAGAAAAATTATAGAAAAAATAGATTGAATTTAAAATGCGTACGCCTAGTCTGTTTTGGCCCAACCTTTTTTTAAAAGGTTGTGTTTTGGCTACACCTTTTCTTAAAAGGTGTTTTTTTAAAAGGTTGTGTGTGTAATATATGAATGATATTTTTATATGTTGACAAATCCCGGTCTGTTAAAGACTTATTTAATTGCGTGATGAGCGTATGTTTTTCATCCGCGTTGTAGTTGCTCGTGTATAGTTTTGCAATAATATTCTCCGGATGGAGGGTTTCACATACTAAATTATTTACTTTCATTTTGCCGTGGTCGGCTAAAAGCACATTATACAAAGTCTCGCCGTTATATTTGACCTTTTTCACGCCATCCGCGCAATCCAAGAAGCGGTACGCGGGGACCATATTGCCATCAAATTCAATTAGGTGATCTTTTGTCATAAGAGTGGGAGCGGTCGGATAATTATTTGCCAGTGCGTGTTTTTCAAAACGAATGAGATATTTCTCTAGGGTCGTTGTTTGGGTAAGATGCCGGATGGCTTGCTGATTGATGGTATGTTTTTGGGTATTGATTTTTTCAATCATGACTAGGCCTTGATCCGTCAAAATTGGGGTACCGGCCGGGAAACAGATGTTGGAAATTGGTAAGGGTATAGGGGTAGGAGTGGGCGTCGGCGTCGGTGTCGGCGTCGGTAGGCCATAAACAATACCATACCCACCAAATGTATTAGGCGTAGTGCCACCAAATAAACCCTTCGTGTCAGTGGCTAACGTCCACACTTTACCATCAGTTGAATAGCCAATCCTATTATTTTTATCTGGCTCGCTCTCACCCACTGCTACAAAACGTCCATTCCCATAGGTGATACCATAACCAATACCGCCGTCAAATAAACCGTTTGTTTCAGTTGCTAGATTCCAGACGTTTCCATCCGTGGAATAACCGATTTTATTATCACCAGCACCCACTGCCACAAATAGTCCTTTTCCATTATAGGCTATACTTCTACCACCAATAGAACCAGCAACACTATTTTCAAATAAACCATTCGTTTCAGTGGCTAAAGTCCAGACTTTTCCATCTGTGGAATAACCGATATTATATTCACCATCACCTACTGCCACAAATTTGCCATTGCCATAGGTGATACCTCTGCCGTATCCATCACCAAATAAACCGTTCATTTCAGTAGCTAAAGTCCAGACTTTTCCATCCGTGGAATAACCGATTTTATTTCTCTCACCTAAATTGCTACTGCCAACTGCCACAAATAAACCATTTCCATAGGCGATACCTTGCCCCCTTCCAAAATAAATATCACTGTCAAATAAACCATTCGTTTCAGTAGCTAAATTCCAGACTTTTCCATCCGTGGAATAGCCGATATTATTTATGCCGCCTACTTCGCTTTCACCCACTGCAACAAATAAACCATTCCCATAGGCGATACCATAACCAGCAAAATCGCCACCAAATAAACCGCTTGTTTCGGTAGCTAAATTCCAGACTTTTCCATCCGTGGAATAGCCGATTTTTTTGTTGCCTGGAGAACCTGCACCCACTGCTACAAACAGACCTTGTCCATCACAGGCAATAGAGTTACCACGACTGTCAGCCCCATCTCCGCTAAATAATCCATTAGTTTCCGTTGCTAAATTCCAGACGTTACCATCAATGGAATAGCCGACAGGAGAATTATTGCTAAGATAGGATAAGCCCACTGCCACAAATATTCCTTCCGTTGGCATTTTATAATATATATAAAGAGAAAAAAAACACAATCTTTTAAACAACCTTTTTTAAAAGGTTGTGTTTTGGTCCAACCTTTTTTAAAGGTTGTGTTTTGGTCCAACCTTTTTTTAAAAGGTTGTTAAAAGGTTGTTAAAAGGTTGTTAAAAGGTGTAATTTTGACAAATCCCAAACGTTCGCCTATGGTACGCAGAGATCCCGTATTTTTGAATGCCCTCCATATGGTTTTTTGTCCCATAACCTTTATTTGCGAGTAGACCATAGCGTTCATCTAGCAAAGGTTCTTGTTTACACAACTCTTCAATATACAAATCCCGTGACACTTTCGCAAGAATAGACGCCGCCGCAATTGCCGAGTATAAATTATCTCCTCCTTCAATGCACGTATGTTGCACCTGGCTTAACTCTAATTCTTTATTCACCACCATAAAGGGCCGGAAATCGTTACCATCTACAAGCAAGTGAAAATGTATAGACGACGACGTTTCTTGTAATTTGCGTCGCTCCATGACATCAGTAATGGCTTCGTGCATAGCAGTGTGAGTGGCATTACGAATATTAATGTCTTCAATCGTGCGTTCATCGGCGTACGCCACTCGCCAGTAAAGGGCTTTGCTTTTAATATAGTCCGCGGCTTCCCTGATTTTCTTCACGGAATGAAATTTCTTGCTATCTTTCATAAGGGCGTGATTAAAACTGTCATCTTTAGGTAGAATTACTGCCGCTGTATAAACCCTACCTAACATAGGTCCCCGACCGGCTTCGTCTACCCCAATTTCAATACTATTATCGGTTTCGCTGAAATATTTATTTAAAGTGCCGCTTACACTTTTGGCTCGCGGTTTTTTTTCAACAGTAGCGGCGTGTTTTCCCTCTGTGTGTTTTCCCTCTGTGTGTTTTCCCTCTGCGTGTTTTCCCTCTGCGTGTTTTCTCTCGGCGTGTTTTCCCTCTGCGTGTTTTCCCTCTGCGTGTTTTCCCTCTGCGTGTTTTCCCTCTGCGTGTTTTCCCTCACGTTTAATAACTGTTTTCTTGATAATTATTGTATCAGCCATGTTTGTATTTAATGTAAGTTTATATACTTAATACTTAATACTTTATACAAAAAATAAATAATATATCAATTATTTTTTATAATATATTTTTTATAATATAAATATATACACACTATGAAATTTATGAATATGCATATTAGCAAAAAACAGATGTATTTAATCGGAATTATAGTTGGCGCGATTATAATCTTTTCTTTTTTAAAAGGTCCCCGTGAAGGGTTCAATAATTATATTTCTACAGGCGATAGTGCTAAAGATACCGAGACATTCAACGATTCTTACGTAGCTCCTGCGGGCGATACTGTATTATATAATATGAAAGAAAAAACAAATTACAATCAAGTGCAGCGTGATGTGCCAATGTACAATCAAACGGAGCATGATGAACCCGATCATGATGAATCACAGTGCCATCGGCAGATCAAGAGATGTAAGCATAAAAAACATCAAAACCGTCGCCAAAATAATAATTATCGGGAACAAAACTGGTCGCGTAATGATGGCCCCTTAGGCATTCCCCGGAATCAAATTCCCACGGGGGACGAAGATCTCTATATTCTCAAATCCGAGGTGATTCCTCCAGTGTGTCCGGCGTGTCCGAATGTAACTGCCTGTACCAGCAATAAGACTCCTCCACCTTGCCCCCCCTGCGCGCGTTGCCCTGAACCGGCATTTGATTGTAAGAAAGTCCCCAATTATAATAGTAATAGTACGGAGTTTTTACCTCGGCCAGTATTGGCGGATTTTAGCCAATTTGGTATGTAAATATAATTATAATATTATTATAGCTAATATTATCATTGTTGTTAGTACTTAAAACTAATGCTTAATTCTTATGCTTATGCTTAATGCTTATGCTTAGAGTTGCGCTTCTTATGCTTAGTTGTTCGCTTATGATTAGATTTGCGCTGCTTATTGCACTGCTTATTGCGCTGCTTATTACGCTTCATTGTTTTTCTATTTTTTCGTCCACCTTGGTTTAATCCTTCTTCGGGGGTAGGCGTAGCTTCAGCCGAATTAGGTTCTAAATTTTCTAGCTCTGGTGTCCCGTAGGCTCTGCGTGAAGGGCTAGCGTCGCTGATTATAGGCGTGGCACTAGCTTCTCTGCTCAGCGTGGCACTAGCTTCTCTGCTCAGCGTGGCACTAGCTTCTCTGCTCAGCGTGGCACTAGCTTCTCTGCTCAGCACCGGTTCAACGAGCGTTTCTATGGGTTGTGAACTGGCCTCTTTTTCCACAATGTCTTCCGTTTTAGCGAGAGCATTCAAAACGATAGGTTCTAAATTTTCGTTCGCAATTAGCGTATGTATTTCTTCTACAACGGCAGTGACAAACGTATTTTCGGGAGGTTTCTGACCGGGGTCGGGTTTCTTGGCATTAAAGATAAAACGTTCAAATATATTTGATTTGCCCGTCATAAAGGTATTCTGTACCTTTGGGTACGCTTCCGCGCAAGCCGTTAAAATTATAGCATAGTATTGTTTAAGCTGGCTATAAGATTTCAAACCTAATAAGGAGAAAGACGCAAAGAGGTGCTGCATAAATGTTGTTGTGTAAATCGCCGCATCATCATATTGTTGATCAATTTTAGTACAGGCATTCTCCCCCGACAACATACTAAAGGCAGCTGCCAGACCTCGTCCACCCAAACCTGTATTGAACCCAAGTATTGTTAAATTAGACGAGCATTTGGCTTGGCGTGGTTGTAAATAACTCATCATATATGCGCTAATCATTGTTTCATACGAACACCAGACCAATGCGCCTCCGCCCACCAAAGTGCACGCCGCAAGAATACCGGCTAAGGCATTTACTATTTCTGTTTTCCCTCCCCCACCTTGAATGCGCCTTTTTTTATTGGATGGGTATATACCATTTTCTACCGAGTTTACAATGTCAGATTCATTATTAGCCTTTAAAATTTGCATGACATTACTCATAAGAAGCTCTGTTTCGCGCTGATCGCAATGTGTCATTATATATTATTATTATATATTTTATTTTTATTTTATACATTTAATTTTCTTGTCTTAATACATTTTTTATCTATTTGCAAAGTTTTACATTTTTCTTCTTGTGGCACAATTTTTATAACGCATTTGGCTTTTTTGCCGTACAAGGGTTCGGTACAACCTTTTTCTGCTGTTTTACCTTTAACTGTCTTTAAAGTCTTGGCATTAATTTTCTTAAAGTCAAAGATTTTGGGTTTTTCATCTAAAGTACAACGAGAACGAAAATGCTCATAGCGTTCTCTCACATCACAATACGATAAACCTGAGGTTTTGCCTAAAAGTTTATTGACTGTTTCGTGTAATTTATAAATAAATCGCGAAAACTTGTCGCGATTTGCCATATCCGCCATGGTTAGTGGGTTAGCTTTAAAATTACGTTTTAAATTTTGCCGACAGTATTTACACGGTAAGACGTTTTGTAAATTCAAGATAAAGGCCCGGTAATTCTTTTTGTCTTCGGTGCTCGGTTTGACAGGGTAATTAAAAGACATGGTGTGCAAAAAATGCCACATACTGGGTCCCCAGATTGTGGTTAACATACCATCGCCACTAGCATATTCTTTCTTTTTAAAGGTGCGGTTCTTTTTTTTCTTTTGTGTTGTTGGCATTCTAGGTTATAATCTAGAGAGAAATTTAAATACGCAGAAATTTAAATACGCAGAAATTTAAATACGCAGAAATTTAAATACACAGAAATTTAAATACGCAGAAATTTAATATTAAATACGCAGAAATTTAATATTAAATACGCAGAAATTTAATATTAAATACACAGAAATTTAATACGCAGAAATTTAATATTATTATTAAATCCGTAAACCTAAAGGCAATAAATTCACAGACAATGGGGCCGGCGGTGCCACGTAACCCCGTAATTTCATAATAGCGGTATAATACGCAGTATCAGATATGTAATTTTTACGCAGTATTTCCACATATTGACCGTTTGTAGTCATAAATAGCATGTCGTCTACTAGTATAATTTAAAATAGCTTTAAGTCTTTTTTCAAAGTAAACATATACTTATTCTATTTTTAGTTTTTTACGGTTCGTTAGAGTGGATGGTATTTCAATACCTACATTTCCTTCTATGCTTATAGTTGTTAATGATTGAATTTTGGCTAATTCGCTTGGCAAGCTCTTTAATTTATTTTTTTTTACATTTAAATATTGTAAATTTACAAGGTTTATAATTTCTGCGGGTATGCTCTCTATTTCATTACCATATAGCTGTAACAATTCTAAATTCGTCAGCTCCACTATGTCCAGTGGGAAAATTGTAAATTTATTTTTAGCTAAATTTAAATCTCTTAAATTTACGAGATTTTCTAAGCCGTCAACACTTGATAATTCATTATATGATAAATTTAAATCTGTTAAGTTTCTAAGCCACTCTATCTCTTTTGGGAACCTCGTAAACTTATTTTTGGATAAATCTAAACTTTCTAAGTTTTGCAGATAACCTATTTCTGGAGGTAAACTTGTTAAATAATTACCCTCTAGATATAATAATTCTAAACTAGCAAGATAGCCGATTTCTGGCGGTAAAGACGTTAAAAAATTCATACGTAAATCATACTTCATTATATCTGTCTGATATGCAATTATCGGCGGTAATTCTCTAATGTTATTATTACGTAAGTTTAATTCGGTTCTCGCGATGAATGCATCGGATGGCACTTCTTCTGGTAAGGGGGGTAAGGGAGGTAAAGGTGGTAAGGGGGGTAATAGTTCTCTACAATCTTGTTCTATATTACCCCTACATAGCGGACAACGTTTAAAAGGACTTTTACATACTTTTTTAAGACACTGTTTATGAAACATATGTCCACAAAATTCTATTTTAAATATGTCATCCGTTTCTTGATATGTATTAGTACAGATCGCACATTCTTTATCTTTTTCATCAATAGTTTTATCTCCTAAAAATCTTGCTTTTTCTTCAACAGTTAAACCAATTCCACCAAAATATTTTTTTCTTCTATGTACTTTCTTTTTAGACTGTTTCCTAGAGTGTTTCTTATGAGACCTCTTATGAGACCTCTTATGAGACCTCTTATGCCGTTTCTTAGTCAGTATTTTACTATATTTCTTAGGCATATATATATATATAAATATATATAAATGTTAATTTGGACCAACCTTTTTTAAAAAGTGTATATATGGTAAAATCTCTTCTCTCTTCTACTATTGTCTATCCGGAAAATCGCCATTTATTAACTGAAGATAAGAACAGTGAAGCTTCTTTATATGAAATAACCCTGTTTGAAAAAGATGAAACAATTGCTTTAGGGCAACCGGTCTATACATATATAGATCAAAATATCATTTATTACCCAATTTATCTTGTAAAAAACAATAAAGTATCTTTGCAAATTGGTTTGTATGAAATCTTCGCTGATGGTCTTGTAAATATTCTAGACAGTGATGGCGATATTGATTTAGAATTAATCGGTCAGCCTTTACTCTACAGTTTTGTAGAGACGGAACTGGGACAAGGGCAGACCCAAGCAGAGCAGACCCAAGCAGAGCAGGCCCAAGCAGAGCAGACCAAAGCAGAGCAGACCCAAGCCCAGACCTTGCTTGAACAAACATTGACCGACGCGACGAATGAAAGAGCCCTCTACAAGGCCGCCGAAGAAAACCACTGGATTCAGGCGTTTATGGAAAACAATAATTACCGGATGATTGATAATGAAGGGCAAGGCGATTGTCTTTTTGCCACGATTCGGGACGGCTTGGCAACCGTAGGGGTCGTAAAAAGTGTCACAGATATGCGGACGATTTTGGCAGAAAATGTCACGGAAGATCTGTTCCAAGGCTATAAAACCATTTATCAAGACGCTGCTAACACTGATGTCCAACTGCTAAAGGAAATGAAAATCTTGGCGACCCGTCATAAAGAGTTGAAGACCAAAATTGATGCTTTGAAAGACCGGAATGCAAAACAACTCATTATTGCCCAAGCAGATGAAATCAATAAACGGCATAAAGAAGCGAAAGAAGAACGGATCTACACGAAAAGTGTTGTGGAAGGCGAATTGAAAATGATGAAAAACATCCATAATTTAACACAATTTCGGGCCCTTATTAAAACTTGCGCTTTTTGGGGGGACACTTGGGCCATCTCCACCCTTGAACGCGTCTTGAATATAAAAATTATCTTGTTTTCGGAAGAAAGTTTTAAAGCAGGGGATATGGATAACGTCTTGACCTGTGGACAATTGAATGATACGGTCTTGGAAGAAAAGGGGCTTTTCCAACCGGATTATTATATATTATCCCTGTACCAAGGCTATCATTATCAACTGATTAGTTATAAAGATAAAGGCGCCTTAACCTTCCAGGAACTCCCTTATGATGTGAAAATGAAAGTAGTAGATAAATGTTTAGAAAAGTTGGCGGGACCCTATTATATTATTCCCGAGTTTCGCACATTTATGGAGGGTGTCAAAGGTCTGGCGCCGACCGTATCTGCACCTGAAGAATTGCAGTCCGAATTGTTTAATAATTTCACAGTCTTTCAGTTTTATATAAAATCGGTTGCCAAGCCTCCGGGGAAAGGCACTGGGGAGCTCATGGCCGCGAGTGAAAAGGGTGATTATACGGACTTGGCACGCATTCCAGACTGGCGTAGAAAATTGGACACGCTTTGGGTTGCGCCGTTTATATTGGATGGCCATAAATGGCAGTCCGTTGAACACTATTATCAAGGCGCGAAATACAAACGGAATCATCCCGAAGTTTATTTACAATTCTCATTGGATTCAGACTCTGTCTTGTCAAAGGACCCGGCGATGGCCAAAGACCCAGCGACGTCTAAAGAAAAAATCCGTAATAAAAAAGTAAAAATAGACGACGATTTTGATAAACGTAGAGAGAAAGAAATGGAAGCAGCTCAATACGCGAAATTTAGTCAAAATGAAGAATTAAAACACTTACTTAAAGCAACAAAGAAAGCGAAACTCCAACACTTTGAACGTGGTGCCCCACCGATAATCATGGAAGATTTAATGCGGGTAAGAGACCACCTTTTCACAACCTTTTCAAAAAGGTTGGACCAAAACACAACCTTTTGAAAAAGGTTGGACCAAAACACAACCGTCCGGACAATAATATAGTATTTTATTTATAGTCAAGTTACCTACCATAAGCTGTTGATTTTACTTCACCGTCCGGGCAATAATATAGTATTTTATTTATAGTCAACTTACCTACCATACAACTGTTGATTTTACTTCCCGGAAGGTTGTGTTTTGGTCCAACCTTTTTCAAAAGGTTGTGTTTTGGTCCAACCTTTTTCAAAAGGTTGTGTTTTGGTCCAACCTTTTTCAAAAGGTTGTGTTTTGGTCCAACCTTTTTCAAAAGGTTGTGTTTTGGTCCCACCTTTTTTTGAAAAGGTGGTGAAAAGGTTGTGGTTTACGTTAACAATTCAATTAATATTATATATATAAATAATATATAATGTATGGTTTAGATTCAGTAAAAAATTATTTCTCCAAAGTAGGGAGTTTCAAACATTTTATTCTGTTATTTTTTATCTCAGTAATATTTTTAGCGATGGCGATTTATATTTATCGGCGCTATGTCTCTCCGAAAATCAACGAAGCTTATGTCGCCAATAATGAATTCTTGCCCGAAGGTTCGGCTCCCGAAAATACAAATAATTCCGCTGAACTCTATTTTTTCTATACAACATGGTGCCCGCATTGTAAAAAATCCATGCCCGTGTGGCAGAGTCTCAAGAGTGAACTGGACGGCAAACAAATGAAAGGTGTGACCCTCAGTTTTATTGAAGTGGATTGTGATAAAGACTCCGCTTTAGCTGAAAAATACAATGTTCAAGGCTATCCAACAATTAAACTGGTCAAGGGGAATCAAGTGATTGAATATGACGCGAAGCCCTCAAAGGATACTTTAATGGAATTTTTGAATACGTCTTTGTAAAACACACTTTTAATGTGTTTTTTTTTATTAAAAAGTAGGATTATCTGTAAATGCCTTGGGTGCCACTTTCCCAACCGCGCCTTGTAACATAAATTGCTCAATAATATATAATCCCAAGAAAGCGCTAATATACACAATAATAGTCTCTCTTAATAATAATTTAACAGGCTTATTTTCTTTCAACACTAATCGCATTTCGCCGAATTTGACGATCAAATATAAAATGGCAATAATACCAGCTTGTATTAATACATTCTCCATTTTTATAATAACGTATGAAGAATGTATTAATAAAATAAACGCGAAAAAATTGTGGTTAAAAGCAAAGTCCTTATCTTTCATTTAAGAGAGAATCTCTATAGGCTTAAGAGAGAATCTCTATAGGCTTAAGAGAGAATCTCTATATCATCTAACAGTGGCGGCGGTAATATTTTCATCGGCCGGTTCAAATCGTTCACATCGGAAATCTCTAAAGCCACGTCTCCGCCAATGGTAATTCGTTCGTCGTCGTCATCGTCGTCCGTATCTTCTTCCTTAACTTTTTGTAATGCTAAAGATTCTAATCGCTCAATTGTTTTGGGCGCTGATACCGAGGATTCTACGCCTTTTACATCTATCGCTTTATCAATATCCGAGAAACTTAAACGGGTTTGCGAATCCGCGACTGGAGTGGTTACCGTCAAGGGCACTATAGTTTCTTCTGCTACGACCGGTTCGGCAACGACAGGCTCAGGTTCGGCAAGGACAGGCTCAGGCTCTTCAACAATCGGAATTTGTTCTTCCACTTCATTGACTTCCACATCTTGTTCATCGGTTTCATCCATATACGCCCGTAGGATGTTTTCTACTGGTATACTTTCTCTCACTGAATTCATTATACACTCTTTAATAATTAATTCTAATTCGCGATTGTGTTTTTGAATTTGTAGTGGGGCGATATTCTTCTCAAACAAATAAATATTGGTATAGATTTTCCTGGCCACGTTAATATAGACTTTGTGGATAAAATCGTCTACCGATGGCACGTCAATATCCACTTTTTTCTGTTTCTGGCCGACGCGCACACAAGTCAAGGTTTTCAATTGAATCACGTGGACACAGGTAATTAATTCTTCTAAATATGTACAGCCGGAGGCCTCTACAATACGTTTACGTTCGGCTTCAATGATCGTATTATTCCATTTGGGAACCCGACTTAGGAATGTTTGAAAGGTCATTAAATATTTATCCATTTCGTCGTTCTCTCGGCATAAATTATGGGCCTCTTCAAAAATGGATTTAACACCTTGAATCGTCACAGGTGTTAATATATTGATTAAGCGCGCGCACCATTCATTTTTTGAATCGGTGAGACTGGTTATTGAATAATCGTCCATTTTACATAAAAGAAATATTTTCTAAATCGGTATTAGAACGTACAAAGAAGAAATAAAGAATAAAAGTCATAAAGATTTTTTCATTTCTAAATTCCGCTTTTACTTTATGAAAGTGGATTAATAATTCATATTTTTTCAGGAGAAATGTGGCGTCAGTTTCTGCACCTGCATGATCAGTAGTATTTATATTTATTATATCCGTAGTCATCCCTTCTATATAATTCATCAAATCTAAACCACTGTAACCTTTCTGGTATAATTTATTAACTATTTTCATAATATTATCAATAGTAATATTATCATTTAATTTATTAAACTCTCCTTCTAAATATTTTAAACGAAGTTTATCTATTGCTTTGGTATCCAAGAGATTTGCTATATTAATTTTATAATAATTGGGGGTGGCACCCCCGCCAGCTGGTTTTATGGATTTATGTAGGTTACTATTTATGTCTGCGTCAGTATTTAATGTATTTTTTTGTTCACCTGAATCACCGTTTTTGTCCAAACTAAGTACTTGAGGTGGGGTCCCGGGGCTGTGCCCCCCGCTGATAAAAACATCACATAATCTTGAGAGAATCGGCTTTAATAAATTATATTTGTTCTCTACAATAATAAAAAAACGTGTGTTATGACTGAATAATTCAATACACCGCCGAAGGGCCGACTGCGCGTCTGTCGTTAATTTATCCGCATTGGTTAGGACGATGGTTTTAAAATGTCCAGAGCCTTGAATATTTATATTGGTCTTGGCAAAGAATTTTAATTCTTCACGTATAAATTTAATTCCTTTACCGTGTGCACAATCCGCAAACATCGTATAGTTTTTGATCAAGTCTTTGTCTTTATGATAGATGGCTTCGACAAAATTATAAACGAGCGTGCGCTTCCCACAGCCGGAGGGACCATGAAAGAGGATATGAGGGATTTTATTTTGCGTTATAAATCCTGCAAGTTTATCGGTTATGGCATTTTGCATCAACAGTGCCATCTTATACGGGATATTATAATATGTTTAATTCATAATATCGGGAATTAAACTAATTCAGCATTTTTTACAAAGTTATAAAAATTGAAATAGATTTTATATTATATTTTGTTTGTACCCATTACATTTGGACCCATTACATTTGGACCCATTACATTTGGACCCATTACATTTGGACCCTTTCATTCAAAAATGATTGTCAAGCCCTGCTTTGTAAATAAAATCTTGAACGAAAAAATTGATATCGTAATAACTGACATGCAATGGCGTTTTATCTTAGATACTCTGCACAATTATTGCGCGAAATTGTGCAAATACAATTACTACCTATGGGGGGATGGAGATTTTGAAGACCACACCTGTTTAATTCATATTGATGTTGATGGCAATTACGAAAACCAAAATATACTGAATCGCAAATTTGAAAAACTACTGGAAGATCATTCGGACTATGGAATAGTGTCCGACTCTGTCTATTTGACATTTGAAATATCCCCGGACACAAAGATACGACAATTATAAAGATCACGCTATCATGTCAAAAAATAAATAAAATAAAAGAAAGAAATGTTGAAAATAAAAAATAAATAAAAAATAAATAAAAAATAAATAAAAAATAAATAAAAAATAAATAAAAAACAAGTCAATAAATCGTACGTACGTATTGCGTTTCGCCCATGTTTTGGCCCAACCTTTTTTTAAAAGGTTGTGTTTTGGCCCAACCTTTTTTTTACTTGCTTCGCATATAAAAGGTTGTTTAATACCAACTCTGCAAGCTCTGGGTATACGGGTTGCTTTTAAAGGCGTTCAAAATATCCGGGGCAATACGTTCACAACCGATTTTGTCTTCATCGTAATATTGGCGATCATGAGCGATAGAACCATAGCTGCCGATGGAAGGCGGCATTGTCAAGCCCGCGGTCTGCCCTGAACTACGTACCCACAGCCGGTTATTACAGCGGTCCGAATCTAAACGGTCCACCACAATATTTTCATTGCCATTAAACAACGGCAGATTCCCCGGATTCGGGTGCAACTTATAAGTCTTATTAACATTATTATGTTGATTGTATTCCGCTTCATAGGATTTCCCCGCTCCATACGAGGCCGGTCCCGCCACCCCGAGGTTTCCACAATTAGTCGTGTCACGCTCTTGAGCCACCGGTTGCTGTTTGCTTACCAAATAAGCATTCGCGCTTTGATTCTCTAAATTCAAGTGGTTACAATCCAAACTCGCCTCCGTCATTTCCCTGATCGTGGTTCGGGTACGATCAGCCGGATTATACACGCGCCCATTCGGCACCTTTGTATTATTGGCATTACCATAGGGCCTGGCGCTGCCAACCACATTTGTTTTCCGCGAAGGCCGCATAATATCCATAAGTGGAGTAACAGCCGCTTTCAACATACTGCTAATATAACCATAATTCTCGCCCGTATTGGTAGTGGAACGATTGTTGGGCAAGGTTTTGTAACCTTGAACCCCATAATCCGCCACGGTGGGCACAGATGAACCCACTGCGGAAGGATTCGCGATATCATTCGGCCCTAAAACAGGCCGACGGGCCGGTTCGTAAGCGCTCTTATAATAACTCGCATCAGTATTATTTTGTCCATTCCCGAAATATTCTGCACTGGTACTGGGGCGGTTCACATCTTGCAATACTTCAATCCCCCTGGCCATTTGTGCCTTTTCTATACCTGTCGTCGTAAGCCAGCGCTCTGGTCCCGATACATAATAGGTATCCGGCATATATTTTTCCACCTTACCCTGGGTTTGAATAGAAGGACTGTTTTTCACATAGGAATCCCCCGGCCCTTGATGACCTTCTAAAGTATAAGTCATCTTTGGATTCGTGTCCACCCGTAATTCATTGACGGTCTTCGGCAACCAATAATCCCGGGCTTCTAAACCCGAGTTAAAACCGTTGCCGCCTTCAGCTGTAAAGCCTTTATTTAAAGCGGGGGCGACATGGATTTCTTCCCAGGGTTTCACATTGGACATTTTCAATGCTGGATTAACCCGGGACTGCATAAAATCACTCATATTCGGCGAGCCGTTTGCGTATTGGAGATGACTTTGCGGTTGAAACATTGGACCTTGTTCCTGTTTTTTGAATTGCTGGGAACCGACTCCCATTAAATTATCCAAGACACCTTCTACCACATTGCGGTCGGCGGTCGCGCCCTTGACTTTGGCTCCGAAAAAAGGGACCATGTTATTATGCTTAAACTTGTCTACTTCTAAAGGTTTCCCGGTAAGTGAATAATTCTGTTGGGTACTGCCGCCGACCCCATAGTTTGTCGCATCCACTCGCTCCACTTTGGCGTAATTGTTGGAATTAAAATATTTATCCATAGGCTGTGTGGACGTGGGGTATTTATTGACATTTGCGTCAGTGACAGGTTGGGTAACGGGATAATTCAAGGCCGGCTGGGGCGGATTGACGTTGGGCAAGGCATTTTGGATCGGCCTCATATTGGTGTAACCTTCTTGGGCACGGTTCAGTGTTTTTGCGTTTTGTTTATCTTGATTAGACATTAAATACATACTGCCTAAGGCTATTAAAGGTATTGCAATTTCAGCCATATTATATATACACTACACTTTTTTTACAAAAAAACAACCTTTTACAAAAAAACACTTTTTACAAAAAAGTGTAGCAAAAAGTGGTGTAAACTTTCAATACATACGTAAAGCACATACGTATGTATTGGAATTCGCACTGTATTTTGGTCCAACCTTTTTCTAAAAGGTTGTTTAAACTTTCAATACATACGTAAAGCACATACGTATGTATTGGAATTCGCACTGTATTTTGGTCCAACCTTTTTCTAAAAGGTTGTCTAAAAGGTTGTTTAAACTTTCAATACATACGTAAAGCACATACGTATGTATTGGAATTCGCACTGTATTTTGGTCCAACCTTTTTCTAAAAGGTTGTCTAAAAGGTTGTTTAAACTTTCAATACATACGTAAAGCACATACGTATGTATTGGAATTCGCACTGTATTTTGGTCCAACCTTTTTCTAAAAGGTTGTCTAAAAGGTTGTTTAAACTTTCAATACATACGTAAAGCACATATGTAAAGCACATACGTATGTATTGGAATTCGCACTGTATTTTGGTCCAACCTTTTTCTAAAAGGTTGTTAAAAGGTTGTCTAAAAGGTTGTTAAAAGGTTGGTTACAAGATATTGTGTCTCGGCGGACAAGCCACATAATTATCTTTATCAATCAAGCGAGTATTTAAATTATTTTGAAAAGATAAACATACATTTTCTTGAGGATTTAAAGGCAGTGTATACCAATCCACTTGTTCTAAATCTCTATAGGTCCAGGCCGGGTGGGTCGCTCGGGTTTGATCGGTGATCGGCTGAATGATGGGATAATCTACAAGATTCGTCCGAGCTTCGTGTGTCTTATAATTATTAACAGTTAGACAATCGCGATTTGCCGAACGGCTTAACCCCATTAAATCACTTTCTAAATTTACGGTATTGGTCATTAAGTTGGATCCCCATTTTTGCATACGAATAAAGGGGTCTTCCATGAAACCGGGCTTATCACCGTTCCCCGGGACATTTAACATATATCTGCCTAAACCTGTCATCTCTTGTAATTCTTTTTTAATCCGACAAGGGTCGTCCTTAAAGCGTGTAAAAGACATTATTATATATACACAACACTTTTACAACAACCTTTTCATAAAAGGTTGGGCCAAAATACACTTTTTACAACAACCTTTTCATAAAAGGTTGGGCCAAAACACACTTTTTACAAAAAGTGTGGCAAAAAGTAGATACATACGTATGTATTTTTTTTCAACCTTACTGGGTCTGTTCCATTGTGTTTTGGCCGTTTTACTTTTCTTAACAATTTTATAGGATTATTGGAGTGTAAAATAATCTATGGATTATTGGAATATAAAATAATCTATGGATTATTGGAGTCTAAAGAGTTTCCATTTGGAAATACTAGTAATTTTTATAGAAGGATCTATCACATTAACTAGCGATCGTTTGCCCCGCCATTTGCCAGTAATTAACCATTTGTTGACATACACGTCATATACTTGATTGCCGTCATCGTATACAGCTAAAGCATAAATACGTTCAGGATTGGGAATAAAATATAACCAATTATCATTGGTTTCCATAGTAATAATTATAACTTATTATGTTTAAGCAAGTTTTGACTGCATACATAATTGCACCTACGTATGTAATTTGCACCTACGTATCTAATTTGCGCCTACGTATATAATTTGCGCCTACGTATGTAATTTGCACCTACGTATATAATTTGCACCTACGTATGTAATTTGCACCTACGTATGTAATTTGCACCTACGTATGTATTGGAATTTGCGCTGGATTTTGGCTCAACCTTTTCCCAAAAGGTTGTTTCTAAAAGGTTGCTAGATGGGATACGGCCTTTGTTTATTCTCAATGACTAAAGGTGCCGGCATAAACAATGGTAAAGTATCAAAGTATTTCACGGTTGGTAATGTTTTCACTTCGGGTTTAACAGGGGCTTGTGGTGTGACTAAATTCGTAGCGTTAATGCCAAATAAAGCGGATTCCACATCAATTGCATTATTAGCGAATGTTTGTAAAGGCATATAACTGGGATTAAACCCTAAACAAGGCAGTACATCTTTATAAGCTTTGCCGTATTGAGAATGCTTATACAGTTCATAATTACTAGCTAAAGTATATTGACATTGTTCTAATTTATAATCACCGGGCATATTTTTATTACGAGTAGAAGCCATTCTTTATTATACACTAATATATTAACGCCAGATTAATATATATATATATATATATCTAAATATTTAATAGTTTATTGTTTATATTTAAGTTGGTTTAATAACTCTTTATAAGATCCTACATCTTTATTTTGCAACGATGTATTCAAATTGTAAATAAGTGTGGCTCGTTCAACATCGTTGTAATTTGCTTTATACAGCTTGGCAATGATATTTTCCGGGTGTAAGGTTTCACAAGTAAGGTTATTGACATTTATGGTTCCATGGTTAGCCAGTAGGATATTGTATAATGTTTCGCCACTGTATTTCACTTTTTTAACTTGATCAGAAAAATCCAAGAAACGATAGGCGGAGACCATTCGTCCTGCAAATTCAATTTTATGGTCTTTAGTCATGACAGTCTTTTGCGAAGGACAATTGCAGTTTAATGAATTTTTCTCAAAACTAATTAGATATTTATCTAAAGTAGTAGTGCGTGTAATGTGTAAAATCGGTTGTGAATGAATCGTGTGTAAATGTGTATCAATTGCTTCAATATTTATTAAACCTTGATCAGTTTGTACGGGTGTACCTGCAGGAAAACAAATATTGGCAATGGGTATTGGCATCGGTGTGTCTTCCCAACTGATGAGCACATAACCTTGGATACCCGCTGTCGGTCCGACGTTAGTATTCGTGTTGGCGCCAACACCGCCTTTGCCATACGTCAAATTGCCATAGGGAGCCGAAGAAAAAACTGTATTTATACCATTGAGCGCGATTGAACTGCCAGCGCCACCGCCGCCGTAACCTCCACCACCGCCTGCAAGACCACCTCCACCGCCTGCGCCAACATAGATTGGCACTTGATTCGCGGAGCCGCCACCAGCGCCGCCACCAGCGCCTCCGCCCCCAGCATTCATCCCGCCAGCATAAGAATCCCCTCCATTCCCTCCATTACCACCATTTGTACTATTACCGCCAAAACCATAGTTAGGGAGTAGGTCATTTCCACCATTGCCACCGTTAGGCGCATTTCCATTTTGTCCGCGTAATATCCCCCCACCACCACCCCCATTGACGCCTATGCCATTGTTGCCTTTGTTACCCATCCCGGGTATTCTTCCAACTGCGCCTTTACCAGGGTTGATGCCTTTACCATCTTCTCCGTTACCGCTAGTACTCATACCCCCACTACCCCCTATACCATGATAGCCTCCGCCTCCACCACCTGCAATGATGTTTACCTGATTACTCAAAACTTTACTATAACCTCCGCCGCCGCCACCATTTTGCCGATTACCAAATCCACCATACCCCCCCCCTCCCCCAATAGAAATCACTAAAGGCATAGTAATATCTGTATAAGTGGTTTTTACAACTGCTCCATTCCCTCCTGAATCAATTGGCTCGATTAATCCATTAAAAATCCCCCCCCCACCACCTCCGCCAATCACCACAAAATCATAGGTAGTTATATTTGGTAAAGGTGTAAATGTATAATTTAGTTGATTATTAACAATGGTGAAAAATGTTGAAGGCATATATATATACACTTTTGAAAAAAAGTGTGGCAAAAAACAACCTTTTCAAAAAAGGTTGGACCAAAAACACACACTTTTATAAGCGAAGCAAGTTTAAAAAGCTTGGCAAAAATATACTACTGAATTGAATAGTACGTACGTATCAACTTTTTGCGACACTTTTTTGTAAAAAGTGTGTTAAAAGTCTCTCCAACGTCTCCTCACCAATTGCCCCTTTATGTGTAAAATCTAATATACAATTATGAAATAAATCAAAATAATTAAATTCAAATAATAAAGTAAACCAGATTCGGTCTTTATCATTTTTATCTGTCATATCTTGAATAATGTCAACAATCTCTTGTACTGTGCTTATTTTCTCTAAAATAAGAGCGAGACTTTTGTCTTTTTCTAAATTATTATATAATTCATCTATCGTGTTCATTACCTCCGTGTCATCCCACTCTTCTAAATCAAAGGCTTGTAAGAGTTGGATTTGGTAGAGCATTTTTTCGTCTTCAGGTGAATCCATTTGTTTATAAGTGCAAATGAAATCCGTTTGATACATGTTTTTTTAAAATGTAAAAAAATATGTTTAAACCTTTTCCAAGGAATGTGATATAATAATAATATAAAATTGAATTATACTTCATATAAAGCATATAAAGCATATAAAGTATTTAAAGCAGTTAAAACATAAAAGCCGAAAGATGACGATCGTGAATGATGCCGAAAACCCCAACAAATACCGCTGTAAATGCGGTTGCAATTTAGAATTTATAGATTACGAACCCGGTTTTGACGTCTTCGTGGGTAACAATTGGCTAATTACGGCCGACGCCATGGTAGAATATAGTTGGAAAGATTATATTTGGATGTACGAATTTAAAGAGTGGAATGATTTCCGCGAAGATATTATTCTCAACCACAATCGCGCCCTACAAAATGAACCGATCAATGCTAAAGATACCCCGTGGTTCCATTTATACAATCACTACGTCAAAGATAAAAGTAATATACCGCTAAATGAAAAATTATATTATGAATACGTTTATTAGAACAATGTTATAATAAACTAGAAAAATGTTGTAAAAACCGGGCGATCTGTATTTTTGCCCCTTTAATATCTGGTTTTTTCTTTAAGTAGTTTTAACCAATATATATTTACTGCCCCCGTTTGCAACTGCTGTATTCCTTATCCCGGACTAACTCCCGTGAAGGGAGCCCTCCACGAATCCACCCATCGGCCGCGACGCCTTCTACTAAATTCGCCGGGTTGGAAATGGTGGCTTGTAAAGAGGGCACAAGGGGCGTAAATAAGTAGGGTCCATAACTAAATTCGCTGCTGGGGTAGGCACTCTTGCGATTATTTGCTAAATCACCCTGTTGAATTTGCGATTCTAACACGGCGTTACTTTTACCTCGTCCTAAAAAAGGCACCGTGGCAAAGGGACGCTGCAATAAACTGATACGGCATTTCGGCTTAGAGAGATCCACTAAGGTTAGTTCGGAATTTTCATTTATATTACAGCCGTTGATGCCGACGGTGTGACTGCCTGTAAAATTCACGTTTATTTGACTCGTGGCAAAATCAATGGCGTTGGACATTGGGCACTCTGGCCGATAATTATCCAGCATATAGGTAGAAGCTTGTGAGTTTTGTAAATTGCGCTGGGTCTGGTCGCAATTGTCATCGCCTAATCGGGAAGTTTGATAGAATTTATAATCGTAAACAGATGCCATTATTATATATACACAATAAAATCACAATAAAATTTACTATAAAACTGCTAAATCAAATCGCAACAAATAACTAAATTTTGTTGAGATTTTGGCCCCACCCTTTTCTAAAAGGTGGTTAGTAGTTAGTCCACCTGGGTGGCATATTTCTAGTACACGCCGCTTCATTATTTGTTTCGTCGCGACAAGATATCATATCTCCGTAGCAAAAGTCGGCAAAAGCCCCTTGGTCATTCGGGATTTGAGTATTGGGTGTGGCATACCAGGTTCGCATGGATTGATCAAAGGTATAACTATCGCCTAAATCTTTAAACAACCGGATATCAATATTCGGGTCTTTGAAATTATTTTTCACCATATTAATGGTTTTTTTATTAATCTCTCGGTCTACCGTGGCATTAAAAGCGGGGGCCGCCGGTTTACGCTCAGGGTTATCTGCAATTTCGGTTAATAACACATTCATAGCGGGATTCGTGACGGCCGGTTCCGTAAAGCTTTCTTTGTTTTGCTGAAACACACTATTATCATTATACATTTCATATTTTTTATAAAGATCAGCATTCACAAAACCTTCTTTCTTTTCAACGTCCTTGCCCTTCTTTTTTTGAATATGATATAAAATTACAATTACGACTAAAGTTACAAGACCAGTGATAATGAATTTGGTTTTTTGTGTTACTAAATAGCCCAACAGGGTTAAAAGAATAATTAGCCTGGTGATGGCATTTAATTTGCGCTCGGTCGTCATAGGCGGTGAGGGCCAAAACTCTATAATATCGGTTTGTTTTAATAATATACTGGGTTTGTTAAACCAAAAGGGAGTGGTCATTTAGTATATATATACACTTTTTAAAAAGTGTAGCAAAACACAACCTTTTAACACAACCTTTTAAAAAAAGGTTGGACCAAAACACAACCTTTTAAACAACCTTTTAAACAACCTTTTAAAAAAAGGTTGGACCAAAATCAAGTGTAAATCATAATACATACGTGCAATTGTATTATGATGATTTTCGCCTATAACCGGTTGTATATTTTGGCCCACAACAGGTTGTATTTTGGTTCAACCTTTTTTTAAAAGGTTGTTAAAAGGTTGTTTTTATTCTACACTCTTATTCTTGCTCTTATTCTTCTTTTTATTGGAAGCGGTTTCTATGCTTGGAACCGCGCTCGCCCTAACACTCCTTTCCACCTGTTCCCCTTTACTAAACACTAAACTTTCGCGGCCTTGGGCGTCTACGCCAACGGAGTTTAAGCTGGCGCTCTGTTGCTTACGTGTTTCTAATTTCGCTAATAAGCGTTCTTTATTCTTCGCTGCTTTTAAATTGCGATCTAAATTGGCCTTCATCGCGTTCGTATTCACTTTACCCCCACCTGTTCCTCCCGGCATCATGTGACCCATGCCCATTTTCGCCAACATTGCCTGCAAATCCCCCATCCCCGGCATGGATTTCATCTTTTGCATAATATCACTCGCTTCCTGGAGCAGTTCACTTTCCTTCATATCCCCTGATTTTAATTTCGTGTCTAATTTACTCCCCACGTTTTTCACCAAACTCATCAACTTTGTGGGATTCTTAAAAAGTGTCTGAAAAACATCATTAACCGAGCCGGCATTTTCCATATCCATATTCAGTTCGGCCGCGGTTTCTTCGGCAATTTCCCTCGCGAGTTTTCCAAGTTTTCCATTCATCATGCCAGTGACGTGTTCGTGAATATCTTTGGGGTCGGGCAAATCATTTAAATTTATATTGGGCACATCTGTGCCTTCGGCACCTTCGGCATCGGCGCCTTCGCCTTCTGCTCCTTCTGCTCCTTCTGCTCCTTCTTTGGCAAAGACATGTTGCATTTGGGCAATTGTTTCTTCCAATTTGGTCTTAAACTCGTTCTCATCAATCGCTTCAAATAATTTGGCTGTATCACCAAAAGATGACCCATCGGAGATAGAAGAAACCATAGTGAAGAGTAAGAGTTGCAAGTACTTCCAAATGGTTTCGCGGGTCTTTTCGCTCAAGTCTTTATCAGCCCATAAGAGAGAAAAATCAATTCCAGGGAGGAATTCAATAGGGTTGTTAAAGACATCATTATTTTGATACAGAATATCAAAGAATCTTTCAGGATAGACTTTCTTGCAGTGGACATAGACGGCTAATAAAGCGGTATCTTGGTCGGGGCCTTCTTTTGCTTCTGTAAGCAATAACGCCTGTAAATCCGGATGTAAATTGTTCTTTTGTTCAGGGAAAGTGACCAATATATCCCTGGTAAAATCAATGACAATTTTTTTAATATCCGTTAAAGTCTTTTCCTCCGCATTATCTTTGTTTGACATTATATATCAAAATAATATAATTACTTTTTAAACCCAAAGTAATGATATTCTTTTATTTTTTAGTGTAGTCATTTAATTTATTATTAAATGCTTTTGAAATCCCGGCGTTTCGTTTTCTTCGGTTTTTTGACAACCCGCTTACGTTTTGTTGATTTTTTATTAAGTTTTGATTTAGTCTTTTTCCGCTTCGTTACTTTCTTTGTCCGGCTCCGTTGTTTCTTTGTACGTTGTTTCTTTGTACGTTTATTATCGCCACCGGCGGCTGCGGCTGCGGCAATAGTTTTATTAGTTTCAAGCGGCTCAGGCGCAGAGATATCTAATACTGGTTTGGTATATTCCAGTGTTTTATCATCTGATACCGTTTGTGTAGTTAAACTTGTAATAGCATCCTTTGCACTAATACTGGCATTACTCGCAACTTCTTCTACATTTTCAACCACAATTTCTGCGACTTGTTCCACTTTTTCCACCGCGTTCTTTGCAACTTCTTTTACGTTTTCAAAAACCGTCTGTGTTCCATTCTGATTTTCCAAAAAAAATTGAGCACTCTCAATATAATACTTGCCATCTACATATTTCACCGTAACAAGTTTATTATTAAAGTCTTCTAGCGCGGAGCCTTCGGGTAAGACTGTATCAGCGATGTTTGTAATAACTTCCTTATTTTCGTCAAAAGGCACATTGCCTGCGTTCACCGCAAATACTTTATTATAAATTACCTTATTTTCTAGATTTTGTGATTCCGCAACCTTTTCAAATAATTCATCGCCTAACAACAGAGCGGTATTAGTTATTTCTACATCAGTAATGGGGCCAGCTGTAAATTGTACCATACTAATTAATTGTTCTTCTCTCTGTTTTTCTAATTCTGCAATGTCTGCTTCTAAGTTATTATTTTGTAATGTGCCTCCGGTACCGCCCCCACCGTCTTGATTACTTTCTAACAATTGATTAGTTAATTCAATTTGTTTATGTAAATTTTCAATTTGTCCAAGACAATAATTTTGATAAATTTCATTCTGCGATTCTGTTGCTTCTTGAAGACGTTGATTCCAACTTTTTATTTCAATAATTAATACTTCCATCAGTTGTTTATAATCATCTCCCCGTTTACGTTTTTTTTCCGGAACATTTGATCTCAGTGGATCCGTTAAAAAATCAATTGCTGCTATTTTACCAGAATTATCTGGTTCAACATGTGTTTCTGTGTTTTTTGTAAATCCGTGTAATGTAGTAATGCCAATCCCCCTCGCTTCCCCTTCTGTTTGCGCTTCATCGCGTATAGCTGCTAGTTCTTCTGGAAATTGGTCTATAACATATTCAGACTTATTTGCAAATTTATAATGAATCTGACCATCTTGTATTTTACAAATGCAAAACGTTATCCCTTCCTTATTCATTTTTTGTTGAAGTTCTGCATCAGTTATAGTCGGATACATGGGACATTTGGGTTCTATTCTAGCTAAAAAATCTATAAATTTATCAATATCTCTTTTACACATATCAATTTTTTCTCTTGAGTGGCCATAGATTTTGTTAATAGGAATAATGGTTTCTATAAACACCTTCGCTATAAATAAATCACTACTTGCAATATTGTTTATAAGTTGTCTCCATATATTTCCTAATCCGCTATTTTCAAATAAGTTGCTGGTAGAATGTAGGGCTTTAATGTTTGGTATAGCTGCTTTTAAAAATAGATAATAATCATTATAATTGTCACTTTCTTTTATATTATTAAGAAGTTGTTGTATAAAAAGACTAAAGGTATTCGTATTTACATTATTGATAACTTCATTATTTATAAATTGAAATGAAAAAAATTGTGATTTATCTTCTTTTACCTTTGTTGAGGTTTCGTATAATTGTTTATATTTACTCGCTGATAGTAATTTAAGTTTCAATTCAGCAGCAATTTTCAAAACGGTACCTTTTTCATTTTCAGCCTTTCTTAAAAAAAATTCTAAACATTTTGCGAATTTTTCTTTTGTTTTTTCATAGTCAAATACATTACCAATTGTTTTTTTAGTTTCACGCACATATAAGTTTTTATCAAAGGTGTAATCCAACCCAGATTGCAGTGTTATCACCATGGTAATATTATTACCAACATTTATTGGTAGTTTTAAAGTACCTGTGGAATAACGGGCGCTATTGGGTTTGGAAAAAGCAGCAGCATCAACCCCAGAAAAAATTGGTATATAAACAGTATTTACAAACATATTTTTTAATACCCTTTTTTCCACCATTTTATTTGTTAATAATATTTCTGAGTTATCTTCTACATTAGGACCTTCTTCTATAGGGCCTTCTACACTAGGACCTTCTTCTATAGGGCCTTCTTCTATAGGGCCTTCTTCCATTGGGCCTTCTTCAATAGTTCTTTGACCTGATAATATTTTACTAATTTGGTCAACCCCTCGTATATTAATAATTGGTAAAGGAGTATATTTGGCCAAATCAACAACAACATTTATTGTATTTTCTCCGTGTTTTCCCCCCGTTATAATATCAAGAAATGAAATTGTTGGAACATTCATTGGTAGTTTTGTATCATTATCTATCTCTCTTTTATTTATCATTTGTTTACCTGTTTTCCCGACTGTCCATAAAATACTATTTTCAGGCGTGTGTATAAGTTCTGAAAACGCAGTACAATTAGATTCTTTTAATACTCTCTCAATGACAAGTTCAGGTTTCCCTATATAATTCTCACCTTTTATAAACTCTGTTAAAAACATTGCTAATTCAAAACGTTCTTCTTTTTCCTCTTTTCCTAATGTTTCATCTTCTTCCATTAGTTCATCACCACTTTGTACATCAATATCTGCACCTTTTTTCCGTCTCTTATTTTCTACCTTTATATATCCTTTTTTTTTTTCACTATAGTCATTGAACCCTTTTTCAAAAGATGGATATTTTCCTTTATTTCCAAATACATCTCTTGCTACCAATGTTAATTCATATGAATTATTATCATGCCCACAAAATGCTTCATATACATACACTTTACATAAAGCTTTATACCATGCCATTAGAAAATCTCTTCTCTGGTGTTTTATATATTTACAATATTGATATTTTCGCTCATTAAAGCTGTCAATTATATTTATAGAATCGGATGGCACAAAACGCCTATTATCATAGACCTTTTGTGTTTGTTGGTGCCTAGATAATTGAAAACATACCCAGGTTATCCAAGGTGAATTATGTACAATTAATTTCTCCGAATCATAAGTATTATTCAACGCTTCAATTGCCGCTTTAAAAAATATATTATTTTCCGGTTCTTCTATAAATTCGGCGAATATGGTTATTAACTTATAAGTATTGTATATATCTATTATTTTTCCTGATTTCTCAGCGTCTGTACCTTTTAATACACCATTTGATGTATTTTGCAATAAAGTCATTATTTGGTGAATAGAGTAGGTAATTTGTTGTATATTGGAAATATTACCAAATGAAAGTAAGAATGCTTTACTTCTTGCGATTCTTTCAGAAAAAGAAATTAAGGTTTCACTATATTTGTCTACATTAAAAAAATTGAGGTTGCTTGGGTGCGGTTTGTCAAAAATATTAGATAAAAATAAAGAATATATACATACTTTATTATCTAACGCAATTTGACCACCTGAACCTCTAGGGATATTTATGAAGCCTGCAAATGGCGTATGTTCTATGATTGCTCTTAAGGGAATTAAACCATTAATCGCGCCAACTATATCAGCACTTACTAGTTGAAAAACACGACAATATTCTAATACTAACCAAAAGTCTATCATTTTTATGACTTCTGTTCGCGATATTCCAAGAGAGATTTTTTCAGATATATTCAAATATTCATCAATATCCTTTTCATTTATTGCAAGTTCATCAAAACAAGGGATTAAATTATAATCAATTGCGTTTAATACAGTTTCACCCAATGGGCCTGAATCTAATATAGCTTTAATTGCGGATGGACCTACAAAAAAACTTTTAATATTATTCGGCGACATAAGTCCATGCGTGTCAATATCCTTGAATTTAGTTGTTAATGGTTCTATAAAAGAATTATACATATCTTTATAAGCAGGCGCAACATTATCACGGCCTGCTTGTGATCTTACTTGGTCAAGTTTTTTTGTTGATTGTTCTAAAAATTTTAAAAAATCGTTTTGATTTGTACTTTTTGCGGGTATTGATGATACTGATGATTTCATTCTGTCAAATATTTTTCTGAAAACGTTCACAATTGAGAGTGTTACATCTGATACGGATGCTTCGCCGCTATTGATTTTAAAGATACCTGGATCTGATTCTAGATCGTCTATTGAAAATATATTTAAACCAGCGCTTGTATCAACCTCGCCATTCTCTGAATATTTAATACTATTTGTTTCAAAAAATGCGTAACTTATATTTATATCAGTGTGAGGGTTCTCTACTACTATTTCCGGTGTTTTTGGTGGCATATAACTATCATCATCCATATTGATAGATGGTTCTACAAGACTCTCATTTTCAACTGGACCAACCATTAATTCATCACTTACGCGTTCAATAGTAGGTTCAATAGTAGGTTCAATAGTAGGTTCAATAGTAGGTTCAATAGTAGGTTCAATAGTAGGTTCAACAGTAGGTTCAACTATATCAGTATCCATTAATTATATAATAGAGAGAAATATTATATAATCAAATATGTATTGCATTTTTTTTAGGAGGCTTCTTCATACAGTTGACAGAGTTTCGCCATATTCTGCATGTATTTAATGACTTTGGCTTGCTCCACCGGGTTCATTTCTTTTACAGGGCCGCGTAAACAGTCAATCTTCTCTAAAATCGTATTATTATTCTCTAAATCCCCATTGTAGTCCTTGTTAATAAAGAAATTAATATCCCCGGCTTCAATCTCGGCTCGGTATTTATCTGCTACATGTTTCTTGAAGGTTTTGTAAATGGTTTTGGGTGTGATGGTCAGTATTTGCCCGATGATGACTTTAAAGGCGGAAATATCAGTATTCGTCGGAAATACTCTAGAAATATCTTCTACAAATTCTTTGAATTGTTTGTTAAAAATGCTTAAAAGTTGATCCTTGTCCATAATGCAGTAATGTTATATGTAAATAATATAAGTTGTTTAAATGATATTACATATAATTTAAATATTTTTTGTCTTATAATTTTTTACACCTTTTCACATTTCAAACGCCGATTTCTACAAAAAAATTGATTCAAAATAACATTAACATTTTATAAGCAAATATAAAATGACTACTTACAATCCGCCGCATTATAGAGATGAAAATAATTGGGAAAATATTCCAGAAACGGAGACGGACCGACTACAACAAACATTATCTACACATTTAAGAAATATGGATGTAAAAAAAACAAAAATTGAAAGAATACAAATTGTAAAAGAAATACTTGGAAAACAAAATAATACTTGTGCATTTGGAAAAAATGTAGGTGGAAAATGGTGTTGGAATGAATCAAAGGTTAATTTTACAAAAACGAAAAATGAAAAAGACGGCGAATATGTTGAATTAAAGTATATAAAGTTACAATGGGGTCATATTAAACCACGTTGTAGAAAAGAAAGTCAAAGCATTAATGATTTATGCTTATTATGTGCTCGTTGTAATAATCAAATACAAACTTCAAGACATTTAATACAAATTGAAAAAGAACTTGAAAGCAAACTTTTACATATAAAACAATTTTTACAAGAAAAAACATCGGCGGTTGAAATGTGAAAAGGTGTAAAAAAGTATTTTTTGCCATACTTTTTTTTAAAAAAGTATTTTTTTGTCTTATAATTTTTTTGCCATACTTTTTTTAAAAAGTATTTTTTTGCCATACTTTTTTTTAAAAAGTATATTTTTGCCATACTTTTTTTTAAAAAGTATTTTTTTAACGCCGAACCACATCCGTGTTGCGTTTGTTTTGGATTTCTTCCATGGAAACTTGGCCGACTTTATCTGGGGTATAAGTATCGGGCGGCGTGTCAATATTTTCTTTATAATCCAATGTTGCGTAATGATGTTGTTGTCGCATGCCTCCATTGCCTTTTGCCGACAAAGCATCCGCATCTTGGTCTAAGAAACTGAAATTATCTGATGCGACACCCCCGAAACTGCTGCCCATTAACGAAAAGGCTAAAGGTTCGCCATTATTCTTCGTGGCCACGCTTGCTTGCATCATCTGTTTGGGTTCAATATGCTTATTAATATCGTTGCCAAACAACACATGGTGGCCTTTATTTAACAGCAACAGGGCTGGGACTTTATTCACCGTCGGTGGTAAGAGAATTTCTTGGCCATTTTCCAAGACTACATAAGTCGCTCCATTATTTTTCTTGACGCGTTTGTCAATATTGATGAAATGCATATCATTCTTAATGTCGTTCCATTTGGCGATATTTTGTAAAAGGGTTTTGCAATTTTCACAATAATTACTATAATAGAGAATACAACTCATTATATAATTTTATTATTTAAAGAGGTAGTGTTTAAACTTATTACATATAAACTTATAGGAATTATATAAGAAAATTGATTTATATATAAATAGTATAGTCTAAATATAAGAAACAGTCAAAGATGGATCCCGTTATTTCTAAATTTTCCGAAGAAGCAAATATCTTGAAGTTCACCGTTAATGGGCTCAATGTGAGTTTTGCGAATGGATTGCGCCGTATTATGTTGGCGGAGATTCCGACGGTAGTTTTTCGCACCACTCCCCACGAAAAATGTTTAGCCACCTTTGAGATAAATACCTCACGTTTAAACAATGAATTAATTAAACAGCGACTCAGCTGTATCCCGCTTCATATTACCGATGTGGATTTCCCCTATAAAGATTACCAAATGGAAGTGAATAAGAAGAATGAAGGCGATGCCATTGATTTTGTGACGACGGCGGATTTTAAACTGAAAAATACCGTCACGGGGGCGTATTTGAGCCAGGCGGAGACGGACAAGATTTTCCCGGCGAACCCACTGACGGGTCAGCATATTGATTTTGTGCGCCTTCGCCCGCGGATTTCGGCGGATATTGACGGAGAACATTTGAAGCTGTCATGTTTGTTAGACATAGGGAAAGCCGAAGAAGACAGTTCCTTTAATGTTGTGTCAACTTGTGCATTTGGGCATTCCACCGATCCGGTGAAAATCAAGAGCGAGTGGGCAAAAAAAGCGACGGAGCTGAGTAAGGCGGGGTCTAGCGCGGCGGAAATTGAATTCTTACACAAAGATTGGCTACTCCTAGATGCGAAACGCCTTACCTTACTAGATTCGTTTGATTTTACGGTGGAAAGTGTCGGACCATTTACGAATATGGCGATTGTGTATAAAGCATTGCATATCATGTTGAATAAATTAAAGAAATTTAAAATAACAATGGAAACCGAGCCGGGACTGATTGCGAAAACGGGCACGACCATTGAGAACGGTTTTGATATTACGTTGCCGAATGAAGGTTATACCTTGGGTAAAGTGATTGAATTCGTCTTGTACAATAACCATTACGGGCGAGCGTTGACATATTGCGGGTTTATGAAGCCGCATCCGCATATTGACATGTCTAAAATCCGTTTAGGGTTTAAAGAACCACTGGAGGTGGCCAGTGTGGTGAGTTATTTATTAAACGCTGCGGACGAAGCGATCAAAGTGTTTATGAAAATGGAAGTGGTGTTTAAGGAGAAATAAACAACCTTTTAAACAACCTTTTTGGAAAAGGTTGGGCCAAAATTCAAAAAAAGTTAAACCAAAGGTAGGTTTTTTATTTTTCTTCATAAATATAAAATATGGATATAGATACAGATATGGATACAGATACAGGTATGGATACAGATAGAGGCATAGATACAGATACAGGCATGGATACAAACAATGATTCCTTCTCGCCTTATCCCGAAACAATGATTGTTATCATTACCTCACATGGGAAAATACATGTAGAAAACACTTTTGATGGCAGGCAAGAATCCGATATATTTGCGATTCCTTACGGAATGACCTTGACACGGATAAATGCTGTCGCACCAGGGGTCTGTAATTATTTATCAGATCAGACCGCTTACAAGATTGTGGAACGGGTTAAACAGATGACCACTACAGTTGATTTAAAACATACTCTTCCGCCTCCCTGGTTGATTGATCAATTGAGTAAATTTTTTAAAAGTTTATCAGATATTGATTGGCAAGCCTTGAAAAAACACCAATATGAAGACGCAGCTGACAAGTCAGACAGACAAACCTTTCATTATAATTATGGCAAAGCCTATAAAAATACCACGGCGAAAGCCTATTCTTTTACGCAAAATAAAATATATACTATAAAAACATTGAGTAAGACTTACGATGATAAAATTCTTTTCCTAAATACTCCACAAGGTGAATTGGATTTTTTTAGTACCTTGCGACCTCCTTATAAAACTGATTTGAAAGATATTGTCTATTATTTGAAAGACCGAGGTGTTAAAAATATTCTCTTGATTGATTTATCGTGTTCAACATTTTACGGAACCACGATGACGGACCGAGATAAAAGGTCTGTCCGGCGCGAAGCCTGGCGTGAAGGTTGGGGAGGTTATAAGAAAAAAAAGAGTAAGAATAAAAGTAAGAATAAAAGTAAGAATAAAAGTAAGAATAAAACTAACAAAAATAAAAAAATTAAGAATAAACGGCGAACTCTAAAACATTTACGTTAAACATAAAACATTTACGTTAAACATAAAACAGATGACACTTTAGACGGTAATGTTTTTACAAATATTTTTTTCACAACAACGCCTCCTAGATTATACAAGACATAACCTTTTAGAAAAAGGTTGTGTTTTGGTCCAACCTTTTTCTAAAAGGTTGTTTAAAAGGTTGTGTAAAAGGTTGTTTATTATAAAATTGAAATGGTTTTATATTTATCTACTAATTGCAAATTATCTTAAAAATGACTCACAGCGACGTTTATGAAGCCCTTGACATCTTGCGCGAATATCCTGAAATTACGGATTATATTAAAAGTTTTGATGGTAATGGAGGTTTTATGTATACCACAGAAACCAACCCACGGCGAATAGCAATTAAGAAGCAAATGGAAACATTATTAGATGATGGCCGCCACAGTGGATGTAGTTGGGGCTGTATGATGCGAATTGTACAGGCCGTATTGAATGGACTTGTTACAGTGGAACAGTTGCAAGAACAAGACAGACTTAGACAATTGGAATATCAAAAATGGTTAAAGTCTAAAGAGGAAGCAGCCACAGCGGCGGCAGCTGCCGCCATTATCAAAGAAGAAAACGTAGTGACGGATGAAAACGTAGTGACGGATGAAAACGTAGTGACGGATGAAAACGTAGTTGTAGTCACGGAAGAAGTGTCTAATGACAAAGAGGAATAAACATGTGTGGTGCTATAAAATATATTTGTTATTATAAAAAATTACTTATAAGTATTTTTTTATAATAATCATAGAATATAATGTCCAAGTATTCAAACACGCTTTTTTACAAAATTAGTTGTAAAGATAACGCTATTACAGACCTTTATGTCGGTCATACGATAAATTTTGTTCAAAGACAACTTTCACACGAACAAAGTAGTAAAAGTAATACATGTAAATTATATGAAATAATTAGAAAACACGGAGGCTGGTCAAATTGGAAAATGGAGATTATTGGGTTTTTTAATTGTGCCAACCATACCGAAGCTAGAATGAAAGAACAGGAATTTTATCTCTCTTTAAATGCGAATTTGAACAGTGTTGAACCATTTCCCAATAAGAAAGAGAAGAAGGTGAAAGAAGATAAGAAAGAGGAGGAAGAAAATGAAGAAAAGGAAGCAAAGGAAGAAAAGGAAGAAAATGAAGCAACAACTGATATTAGTCAATCTATTACATCAAAATATACTTGTAAAATATGCGACTATAAGACAGTAAGATGTAGTCAATATGAACGACATTTAAAAACCACAAAACACTCAAAAATACAACAAACAGAGCACGAAAAACAATTATTTAATAATAGAAAAAACTATAAATGCAAAATGTGTGATCGTGAATACAAAGATAGATCTGGTTTGTGGAAACATAATAAAACCTGCAATACTACTAGACAACATAATATAAATCCCAATAGTGATCCACAAGAATTTATACATCAAGATAAAGACAAACTTCTTGAAACATTGATAAAAGAAAATACAGAATATAAAAAAATATTCACAAATTTAGTTCAAGAATTTCTATCGAAGAATTTCTGAAAAAAAAAGAAGTTTTCAGGTCTGGCCGACTTTTTTCAAAAAAGGACATTTTAAAAATGTCCAAAAATCAAAAGTGCCTTTTAAACTGGCAAAATTTTTTTTTGAAAAAGTGGTTTTGCTTGGAGATGCTCTGAAAAACGATGCGGGAAGAAAATATTTGTGATGATAAATTTTATATATATATTATTTTTTTAAAAGGTTTAGACGTAATATTATATTCTGAGTATATAAAAATGGTAATAGAATTTTCCGTAAATTCCGCAAATTCCGCAAAACAATATAGTTGCTTATTTTGTGACATTATATGTAGTAGAAAAAATGATTGGGATAGACATATCTTAACTAGAAAACATCTAAGTAACACATCAGGTAACAAGATTTACGTAAAAAAAAGTTTTACGTGTGTTTTTTGTTGTAAAGAATATAAATCTAGAAAGGGTTTATGGTCACATAATAAAATATGCAATTCTACTATCCAAACTGTTATAACTTCAGATGCAAATGAAATAGATGCAAATGAAATAGATGCAAATGAAATAGATGCAAATGAAATAGATGCAAATGAAATAGATGCAAATGAAATAGATGCAAATGAAATAGATGCAAATGAAGCAGAAAACAAACTGAATAAAGATAAAATTATTGAGCTTTTAATAAAAGAAAATTCAGAATTCAAAAATATTGTTTTAGATATGGTGAAAAGCAATAGCGAATTACAAAAACAAATGATTGAAGTCTGTAAAAATAACAGCATCAACACCATAAACAGTCACAATAATAACAATAACAAAACATTTAATCTTCAATTCTTCTTGAACGAACAATGCAAGGATGCCATGAACATTAGCGATTTTGCCAATTCGTTTGATCTCCAACTGTCGGATTTAGAAAGCGTCGGCGAACTCGGCTATGTAGAAGGTATCACCAAAATCATCGTGGATAAGTTGAATAGTATGGACATTTATAAACGCCCAATCCATTGCAGTGACGCAAAGCGGGAAATTATTTACGTGAAGGACGAAAACGTCTGGATGAAAGAAGAAAAAGACAATCCTAAGCTCCGCCAGGCCATTAAAAACGTCTCGTTTAGAAATATGAAACTCGTTTATAATTGGAGTAATGAGTACCCCGAAAGCAAGGATAACCAATCCCGTTTAAATGACAAATATATGAAACTCGTCATTCAATCTACTGGTGGGAATGGCCCCATCTTAGAAAGTGAGAATAAAATCATCCGACGGATTGCCAAAGAAATCTTGATCGGTAAAAAAAATCTGTAGTAAGAATATAACCGCATGGACTCTGCATCAGGGAAAAACACCATCATCTTCACCATCGGCCGGATGAATCCCCCAACCCCTGGCCACATGGAATTAATTAAAGTTATGCTGGAAGCCAACTTAGAATTGCCTCCCGGGGATTTAGGTCACGGCCGGGTGTATATAATTTTGTCCCATTCCAAAGATAATTTAAAAGACCCTTTAACCTGTGACCGCAAACGTGGGCTATTGCAAATGAAAGGCTTGATTCAGCAAATGCAAATTAATCATCCCGAATTAGCCGATATTTCTGTAGCGGTATTGTGTACAAAAGATGCCAATGAATTTTCGTCCGAATGTGGGGACCGCTTCATTATATCGCAATTGTGTAGAATGCTTAAACTAGAAACGGCACAGGGCCACCCCCCTACAAATATGGAGATCATTTTAGGTTCCGACAGGCAAGGCGCATTTGATAAAATGATTAATCCTTATTTATTGAGCCAAGGTGTTTTGTTTAATGCGCCCGACGCCGATGGGAGCAGAATATTTAAAAAATATGATCTTAAATTAGGCCGTACCGAGTTAGCGGATGCGGATGAAAAGGCTTTAATACGACATTATATTGAAAATGAGGAATTACCCATTCCTATAAAAGACATGTCGGGCTCGCTTATGCGAGCATTGGTCAAAAGTGGACAAAAAGACCGATTTATTCAATTATATGAACAACTCGGCTTAGTGGCGGGCGATGCCAGTGAATTATTTGATGAATTGACGTATGAACTGGCCCCGAGCCCCGTAGAACAGAAGACTAGTAAGAAACGTAAAGTAGTGGGGGGCACAAAGAAGAATAGGCGGAGCAAACGTAAGCTAAGCAAACGTAACCTAAGCAAACGTAAGCTAAGCAAACATAAGCTAAGCAAACGTAAGCTAAGCAAACGTAAGCTAAGCAAACGTAAGCTAAGCAAACCTAAATAATCAGCGTATTGTAAACAACCCTCACCAATTATAATATATAATATACAATATTTAGTATATATAAATTATATATTATAAATATAAGGTATGAGCTCTAATAAAATAAGCATCCAATTAGGTGATATTATAGAAATTGTCGCCCCCGGCGATCCAGCCCTGGATCATCATACTTTTTATATTAAATTTCTAGATAAAACCAAGATAGTATTAGTAGAAGGTTCCGGTTTAGAGAAAAGTTTAACCCTAGATGAGACGGGAAAATTAGATAATGAATCCATTACTATAATTAATATCTTGAGTCGGGAGGCAACAGCCAGCTACGCCTTGCAAAATGATTTAGTACCTGGTAAGTGGATTGATATATATTTTGGCGGCGATGTTCCAACCATTATCACAGGAGAAATTACAAATTTAGAAGAAGATATGATTGAAATTATGACCTACCCTGAAAAAGACATCATTTTTTTGGACTTTGCCTACAAGGGCATACCGGAGGATATTCCGATTATTAAGATAAATTTACGGAAAAGGCCTAGCGCAAGCACAGCAAATCCTGAAAGCACAGCAAATCCTGAAAGCACAGCAAATCCTGACAGCACAGCGGGTCCAAGCACAGCAGGTCCAGATCCAAGCCGCAAAACTGCCACAGTGACATCTTTTGACCCCGAAGAACTGGCTGAAGAACAAACGGAAGGGGACGCGGAGCCCATCAAAAAAATAGAAGCCCAGATTCGGGCCATGTTTATCAGCGCGGACCAAATACAGTTCGGCACGGACGAAGAAGAATTAACCCAAATCGTGGATTTACCAGAAGCCGAACAACGTTATAGTTTAGAAAAACAAACGGGAGATTTATTAGATGAACTTCTCTCTACCATCCCCAATATAAAGCGAACGGATACGGTCTTGAACAACATTCATACTATGATTGAACGTTTTAAACAGTTACGCCGTAAATTCTCCCTTTTTGACAAAGACGGCAATTTAGTCAAAGCCCGGATCCAAGGTGAGAATTATAAACCCCTCATCGCAACATTGCAAACCTTTCAACAGAAACTTTATTGGCTTTTACCCGTGGTAAAAAACCTCAAGAAAGTCTACGATTACGATGATGCAGGTGAAGATGCCGGCGATTATACAGACCTACTCTCGCTCACCTTGGCCGACGACCGCAAAGAAGAAGACGCCATTCTGGATCAGTATAACGCCGGGAATGTTCCAGAACAAGACAATAAATACGTTTTTTTATTAAAAGCGCTTGATCCGTATCTCACTCCTTTTGCCAATGATTTGGCGGGCGTCAGTGACGACGACACCCCGTTGGCGATTCTCAAAGTTAATACGAATATTGCCGCGATCGTAGATAATTTGGGCGATTTTTTCTCTTCCGTATTGGGTGCCGGTAAAGAGGCCACGGATATAAAACGCCGGCGGTTTGTCATTCAAGAATACAACTTGGGTGTCACTGGGTTAGAAGTAAAGAAATTTCGCGGCGGGGAAACCTCCATTACTCAGAAAAAAATAACCGAAAACGATACCATGGTTTTAAAATCCCTTTTATTCTTACCCGAAGTAACAGTCCGTTTCGCCCGTATTAATCTCCCTTATACCAATATTTTACTCAAAGCCAATTTAAATGAGCATTTTTTGAACTATTGGCAATTACTCCAAAATAATACCGAGGTCAGAACAAAAGCGATTGAACGGTTAGGTGAACCGGTGGATTATACGAAAACGGGATTTTTGAAGCACGTCACCGAAATGACTGTGGACACTACGGCGAGAATAGAGGCAGGGCCTGGCAGGCTGTATGAAAAATACCTGGACACGGTCGTTCCCACGACCTCTTTCTTGTTCAATTTAATTAAACCGTATATTGAGGACAACCTCAGTGTGCACGATATTTTGGCCTATTTGGAACCCTTTATGATTTATCAGGACGATGTGGCATTCGTGCAATATCAAGAAATGACGGCGTATATTAGCAAAAGAATTAGTGAATTCAAGAAGAATTATTTACTCAAAGTCCGTGAGTACGGGGCGCTAAAAGTGACCATTGGCAATTTCAAGCCCAAACTGGCGAATATCTTTGATACACAACAGGCGCTGAAAGAAAACGTGTTGACTGCCTATGGGTTTACCGACACTAGCTTAACGAATCTGACGAGTGTGGAATTTCTGAAAAACATTACAGACATGGATTGTGGACGTCTGTATAACACAGCGATTGCCCTAATGGGGTCCAATTTAATGATTGCCAACGGGCTGAAAGACTTGAACGAAGTAAGTAAGTATATCAAGACTACACAAGCGAGCGTAGCGGGTCCAACAAGCGTAGCGGGTCCAACAAGCGTAGCGGGTCCAACAAGCGTAGCGGCACAGCCAAACAAATGCAAAACTTACACCGAAATTGCGAAACGGTATATTGCCTTGGACGAATTACAAGCTGATAATGGCGCAGAGCTGTATTTTGACAAGAAATATGATAAAACTCATTATGAATTACTCAATGAGTATAAGAAACCTGATCCAGCCATGTCTAAAGACGCTTATATTGGGTTTTTAATTACGAATTTAATGAGTAAAATCGGTTTAAAAGAAGCCCTCGCTAGACGCGAAGCGGAAGCCATGTTAACGGGGAAACGGCTGGTGGAAGAGGGGGATTATGCCATTTTAGAAGTGGCTGGTGCAAGCACAGTTGCAGGCACAGGTACAGGCGCAGATTTGGCCGTCCACTATTACCGCCGTGAAAATAACACTTGGGTCCACGATGAATCCATTTCCATGGACGTCTTTGAAGATAAATTGAAAATGATTTGCAATTTGGACGAAAAATGCATAGCCGTCAAAAATCAATGCGATCCCCTAGAAACTGGCGCCAACATCTTGAAAGATGCCAATTTAAAACTCGTACTCAAAGAATTTGACGAACAATTAAACGTCAATAAAGCCGTGATTATTAAAAACATTAATGACGATTTACAAGACGCCACCAAACGGTTACAGATTATATTGGATTTACAACATACCCAAACCTATAAATACAATTATAAACACTACACGTTAGGCATGACCCTGGAAGAGACAGACGAAATCCGCTCACCGTATCTGAAACTCCGCGACGTCATATTGGGCCAAGCCGATTACGTGAAACGACAACAAGATACCATCAAGTTTGTAACACTCTTCTGTCGGGAGCCATTAGACCACGAAGAACCCTACTGGCTGTATTGTATCAAAACCAACACCCCCTTATTACCATCCTTTCTCTTTAAACTCGCCCGGGCCTTTGTCAATGAAAAGGATTTCGTCTATACCATTGAACAAATTTGCAAAGACCAAGGCAAACTGAGCGACGACGGGGATTCCTGGGTGGATAAACACAGTGGTTATATTATCCGGAAAATCTTTTTCAGCACGGACGAAGAATATACCGAAGAAGGCTACAAAAACATCAGCCGCGCCGTCTTAGAAGCCGATTTGGGCGAATCTATTCTGCAACAAGAAAAGGCCCAGCGGAAATTTGAAGACCCCGAATCAGAGAAAATCGCCAGTATTGTCAAGACGATGACGCAATTCATGGGCATCACACTGGACGCTTACCTGGATTTTATTATACGCAATGTCAAGAAACTCCAAGAAACAAAGATGCCATCGGAAGCCGCCTATAATGCGATGCTGGCGAAAGCCGCCACCCAAGGCAAGAAAAACCAAGACGATTACCAAACCACGTATTACCAATTTTTGATTTTCTCCACGCTCGCGTATTTGTTCGTCGCCGTTCAAGCCTCCATTCCGTCCTTGCTGACACGCAAAACGCACCCCGGCTGTGTGAAATCCTTCAGTGGTTTTCCGTTGGGCGGCACCGAAGACCTCACGGGTCTCACCTACGTGGCCTGTATTGTCAATAAAATTAAAAGTCCAATTGAACACTGGAAAGCCCTGCAAAAAATGAATGCCACGACCATTACGAAGCGGCTAGAAGCCCAAATCACGAAATTTCTTTTGCCGACGGAAGAAGTGCAAGAGCTCATCAAAATGAAACAGCAGTATTTGCTCTTGAATCCCCCGGAACTCATTCCCTTGGAGCACCAAATCGCCAATATGCGGCATTTCTTACCCCCCCTCGGTCCCCTAAAATTGCCGACGATTCAGCCCGTCTCGGAGGGATTTAATAAAGCCTTGCTAGATGCTCTTCGGAAAGGCTCGCTTAAACAAACGGACATGATCAATGTTATGCGGGGGAAAATGATCCAGTATGGCCTGGGGATCATTGAATTGATTCAAAAGACGGTCCACAAAAAACCACTGATTATGACGAATAATGGCGGCGTGCCCTTTTTGGAAAACGCGTGTTGTCAAGGCACGGGCAAACAAAGCACCATCGCATATTTTAAAGAAGCCCAGCCGGATCTAGCTGTGTTTAATACCCACATCACGGAATTAGCCAACACCCTCCATGACCTCCAACGCATGGCCAAGGCGGGTATTTATTATGACCCCCGAGATACCAAAAACGTCATTCCCCCCCTACCGACGGAATTTTCGGAAGAAACCATCTACAAGGCGTTTATTGTATTTTGTAAATACGGAAACAATATACCGATCAGCCCTGAGCTGAAGGCGATTTGTATGAATAAGCCCGAGCAGTTCAATGACCAATTAAGTTTAAATGAACAAATCCGGAAATTGAAAAGCGACGGGCGCAATTATTCGCACACGACCTTGCAACAACTCCTTCTACTCGTGAACCGTAGTAATATTGTTAATACGCAGCGGCAAAGCGTCCCACTAAACAGCAAGCAAGCCTTGGAAGACTTGTTAAGTTCCCTGGAGCACCGTCAAGTCACAAATATTCCCGTGGCTTTTCTAGAGAAATTGCGCAAAGTCTTGGCGACCTACGAAATCAACGGTTTAACGGAAGACACGGCTGACATGCGAGCCTTACAGAATTATTTGGCGACCATGAATGAACTAATGTTGCGCAACCTCTTGGAATTTGTCAAGAAAACGGGCGCCCTCACGGACAGCGATTTTGCGTTTTTCAAAGACTGTCTAGAAAACATTAGTGAGTTTCAAGAAACGGGGGATAATCGCAGCATAGATAGTCAAGACGAAACGGTTTTTAAAATGCTGAATTTTATTAAAAACTCGCTCCGCTGCTTGACCCGGGAATTTCCTAATATTATATTGAATAAAGTAGATAACAGCGCCGTGGCAATTCCGAAACATTGGGGCTTATCCGCGCGCCACACACTAGATATAAATACGATTATTAACAACCATTATGTCTCCCTGAACGAGTTTTACGAAGACCCGGATATTGAGACGCTTTTGCAGAAATACGTGCAACTTACCCGCGATACAGATACATTAGCAAACCTCACGGAATATTACGCCCCCTTGGAACTCGGACCAGATAAATTCATTTATTCCACGATGGAACGGCGGTTAGTGATCCGCTTATTTAAATTCTATTTTTATAGCGCCTTGACAGATTTAATGGAGTTGAAAGATGACGAGGACATACTCATTAAGCGCCGGCCAAAACAAACGCGCGACGCTGGTGCCGAGGACCTCGGGGAAAGTGAATTAACCACACCCAAAAATGCGTTTGCGGCACAAAATGGCGATCTCTTGGAGTTGGAAATTATCCAAGGTGAGCGAAAGGATGTCGCTGAAAAAGTGGCGAAACTGTTGAATGCCTTTGTCGGCATTATCTGTAATGATAAAAAGGTGGTGAATTATAATTACAAAAGTATGTTAGACCGTGTGTTGCGGGCCAGAGAGAAAGAAAAAGATGATATTACGGGGCGGTTAAAGAACATGACGGATGAAGAACGCGAAGTGGAAACAATTTTCAAAAACCAGCAATTAGAACGCTGGAATAAAGGATTGCAAAAAGGGTTGGTCAGTTACCAGAAAGGCACTTATGATGAAGAACGCGAAGCCATGGAGAAACAAATGGTCATGGATGCCCGCTTAAACAAGAATAAAGATGTCTCGGACATGAATCGGGAAATGTACCGATTTGATATGTTAACGGAAGAACAGGAGGCGGCGGCGATTGAAGATGAAGCCACGCATATTGATTATATGGGCGAAGACGCGGATTATGACGAGTTTGGTCTAGACGGGGATGAAGAGTTTGACTAAAACAACCTTTTAACAACCTTTTCAAAAAAGGTTGGGCCAAAACAACACCTTTTAGAAAAAGGTGTAGCCAAAACACAACCTTTTGGGAAAAGGTTGGGCCAAAACAACACCTTTTAGAAAAAGGTGTAGCCAAAACACAACAACCTTGTGTACGCTCCGCGTGTGTTATAAGCGGAGCAAGTGTAAGCGGAGCAAGTGTAAGCGGAGCAAGTGTAAGCGGAGCAAGTGTAAGCGGAGCAAGTGTAAGCGGAGCAAGTGTAAGCGGAGCAAGTGTAAGCCGAGCAAGTGTAATATCACGCTGAATGCGAATATATTCTATGCGTGTATAGTATATGAATCTTCATAATATCATTTATAACAGTGGTGATGATTTTTTACCTGAAAAATTAAAATATATATTAGGCGTTGACATAATCGGATCATCTACCAAAACCTTTTATGTTTCTGGCTGGTCGCTCGTGCATTTAATTAATGGCATAATTTTTGGTTATATGTATTTATATTTTAAAGGCGACCCTAGATTGTATATTTTTAAATTGTTTATAGTACATACCATTTGGGAGTGTTGGCAAATGTTAATTGGTATGGCTAAACCGTACAAGTTAACAGGCCGCAGTAATTTGATTGATTCTATAATGGATACTGTATTTTTTATGTCAGGAGCTTATATTGTTCGTAAATATTATTAGGCACGGTTACTTTGTATAAACATAGATGGTTATTACACTTATAGATATCATTAATAATTGCTGTAATATCATGAGTATTTTCCCATATACCGAAACGGGAATCATGTCGCTTATGCCCACCCCCGCTTGGATGGTTGTGCTAAAAAGCAAAAAATCAATGATTGACTCTATTTTGGAATCACGCTTAGTTTGTTTAAATTTATGTGGGGTAGTATTATAAAAATGTATGGAAAAATAGTAATAAAAAAAGGCAAAAAACAAGATACAAAATAAATGTATGGCTAATGTATGTACAACTAATCGCATTAATATATATATTGATGAGGGAGGAAAAACCTGTTATAATATAAAAATTGATTTAAAGTTTATATTATATATCACTTAAAACCATTTAAAGAGCCTTCCTCTAACAAAAAAAGAAAAGAATGTCGTCCTGCTATTGCCACACGCTAGAAGAAGAGCAAGAAGAATATTATAGCTATGATGAAATGAATGGCTACAATGCCGAAGATGAAGGTGAAGCAGAAGGCGAAGTTGAAGCAGAAGGCGAAGTTGAAGCAGAAGGCGACGATAGACCCGAAATAGGTAATGATACCACTACGGAAATAGACTACGATGAATATCTTGCCCTCTACGAAGCCGACGCTAATAAACGTTCAGAATTACGTGATGAAGTTATCTATACAATTGTCTTTAACAATCACAAAATCCCCACTGAAACGCCTATGGATTTTAGTCTTGGTTCGGTAGAGGAATGGGGCTTGACCTGTAGCACGTTTAATGATGCCGATAAAGGTTTAATGTTTGCAACGATTTATATTGTCTACGATACTTTAGTATGTAATAATATCCACCCCTTTTTGGAAATGAATCAATTGAGCGATTTATTCCACAGTCACATAATACATGACTGAAAAATAAGAAAGCGTGGCAATAAATATGGCTAAAAACCAAACCGGTATAATGGTTTTATTCCGATACCCGATTCCAAAGTCTCGTAAACGGCCATCCTTTTGAAATAAAAAACTCGGTTTTAAAGACATAATTAGTAAATAAAGACAAATATACACTAAAATGGACGTACTCAGAACATTTCGGCGTACAATTTGTTTAATAAACATTATATATACACTTTTGAAAAAAGTGTGGCAAAAACAACCTTTTACAACCTTTTACAACCTTTTAAAAAAAGGTTGGGCCAAAAACAACCTTTTAAAAAAAGGTTGGGCCAAAAACAACCTTTTAAAAAAGGTTGGGCCAAAAACAACCTTTTAAAAAAGGTTGGGCCAAAAACAACCTTTTAAAAAAGGTTGGGCCAAAAACAACACCTTTGGCTATATATGTGAGACTTATTAGCGCGTAATATATATACTTTACACTATGGCAAATTATATATTATGTTTTTTTCTCTCTATATGTAAAATGAGTAACGGCATACTCACTTATTCCATAATGAAATATATCATCTTTAGTCTTATTGTATTGGTATTAACCCACAGTGTCTTAAGAAAAAATAGGGGGATCATTGAAGGTAATCGTGGTGGAGGGCGTGGTGGTGGTGGTGGTCACGGTGGAGGAGGTCGTGGTCACGGTGGAGGAGGTCGTGGTCACGGTGGAGGAGGTCGTGGTCACGGTGGAGGAGGTCGTGGTCACGGTGGAGGACACAGAGGTTATGGACACAGAGGTTATGGTCACAGAGGTTATGGTGGCGGTGGTGGAGGTTACGGCGGCTGGGGCTGGGGATGGGGCTTAGGCTTGGCAGGATGGAATTATCCTTGGTATAATCAGGGCTATTATCCAGAAGAATACCCCGTAGAATACCCTGTAGAATACCCTGTAGAATACCCTTGGTATTACCCAAGTTTTTTAAGAAACGGCTTTTGTAAAAGTGGTTGCGGTAATTTAGGCAATGGTGAAATAGGTTGTGTAAATCCTGGTTATGGCTATAATAATTGTATCTTTGCGTCAGATTGTACGGGTTGTATAGTCTAAATATCTCCGTTGTGTAAGGACCTACTCCGTTGTGTAAGGACCTACTCCGTTGTACTATACACCTTTGGTTTATTCGTCGCTGCCGCCTCTTGTTTCTTGGTTAAATCCTGTTGATATTCATCACGCCGTTTTTTCAATTCTTTCACACTTTGACTACATCCTTTATTGACCACATAATTATAGCTCACTGATGTTACTAAAGCCCCGGTCAACATATACCAAATGTATTCCGATACGATATCTTTGAGCCGAACAAAACCTGCTAAAGCGATTTTATTGTTGTCTGTATATTCTGTCGGCTTAAACATGACTTGCATGTTTGTCCAAAATCGGTCTAGGTTACTGTCGGTGATTTCATTAATCAAGAGAGATTTATCTGAATATATATGCTCCAAGACTTGACTCGCTTCCGGCGAAGCCCCTTGCCCTAAATCTAATTTATCTTTCATAATTTTGTCCAAGAAACCTGATAACCCGCTGAGTTTAGCGATACCATACCCGAAGGTATTGGAAAAAGGGGCTAACCAACCAGGAAAAACACTCAGCATAATGTACAAGAGACCAAAAATAAAGAGCCAGGGGAAAAGTGTAATAAATATGGCCGTTCCCCATTGATTAGAACCACACATGACATTGGTTAAATTCAGATTGATGGAGTATTCGCCAACGATCAAGAGGAGCAAATAAATCCCGCCATAAATCTTCCCTGAACTAGAAGTATTCATAGGGTCATAGGTCTTGTATTTGATAATAAAATAAATAGTAGTAATGATGACGAACCATAATAGAGACAATGTTGGATTGGGTGTAGTCATATATACAACCTTTTGAGAAAAGGTTGGACCAAAACAACACCTTTTAACAACCTTTTGAGAAAAGGTTGGACCAAAACACACCTTTTAGGAAAAGGTTGGACCAAAACACACCTTTTAGGAAAAGGTGTAGCCAAAATCAGACACTAAACGTAAATAAATTTAGGTGTGAAGTTGTGTGTTAATTTATGTGTGAATTTGTCTGCGATTAGTATCGGATTTTGGCTACACCTTTTCCTAAAAGGTGTTGTTTTGGCTACACCTTTTCCTAAAAGGTGTTGTTTTGGCTACACCTTTTCCTAAAAGGTGTGTATATATATATAAATGGACTACTACCTTAAACCCTCTTTAATAGAACCTGGTGTACGGTATTTTTTGAATGGTACGCTTAAAGAATGTCGTAAATTTAAAGATAATTATATTAGCGTTCTCTTTAATATAAGTATGGTAATATTATTAGTGGTAGTCATTGGTGGCTGGCTCTTATACAGGTATAAAGGCAAACCCACTCCGGCCGAATTGGAAGTGAAAGAGAGAAAAAAACAAGAATACATTATCTCTAAATTACAACAATTGGCTTTTGAGAAGAAGAAAAGCCAAAATACGACGATGATTACGGGGTTGCCTACCTTTTAAACACCTTTTAAACACCTTTTTGGAAAAGTTGTAGCCAAAACCAACCTTTTAGAAAAAGGTTGAGCCAAAAAACACCCTAATCGCTAATAAAATTAGGTGTAAATTCACAAGTAAATCAATATACGACTAGGTTGTATTTTGGCTACACCTTTTTCTAAAAGGTGTTTTTTTGGCTACACCTTTTTCTAAAAGGTGTTTTTTTGGCTACACCTTTTTCTAAAAGGTGTTGTTTTGGCCCAACCTTTTTCTAAAAGGTGTTGTTTTGGCCCAACCTTTTTCTAAAAGGTGTTGTTTTGGCCCAACCTTTTTCCAAAAGGTTGTTAAAAGGTGTGTGTTGTAAATAATTATTATATCTACATTTAATATAATGATTATTGTTGGACGAACTAACCTGGATGAACCTGTATTTTGGTCGTCTTTAACTGCTAAGGCGCAAACATTACAGACATTTGTTAAGTATTCTCTAGACAGCGCGAATGCGATTAATACCAGTGGCGTAATTGTTGGGTATACAGGTGGTTCTAGCGATGGAATCTTATCTCAATATTGGATTTCAGTCACAGATAAGCCACGCATAATGGATGATGAAGGATATGGTTACGGTTGTAGCCCAAATGGAATTAATACTGACGGTGTTGTTGTTGGAAATTCTGTTATAACTGAAGAACTCAGCCCATTTCCATTGTATTGGCCATCAGTAATCGCTAAGTCAAAACAATTACCATTTGATTTAACGACATATTCTGGGGGGAAGGCTAATGGTATTAATACCGACGGTGTTGTGGTTGGATACGCTAATTTGAACAACGTAGATTATTATGACACGCCAGTGTTTTGGTCATCAGTAGACACTTTAGCGCAACCGCTACCTTGGGATTTTACAACCTACCCCTATGGGGGAAACGCTAATGCTATCAATGACGACAGCATTATTGTCGGGTTTGCTGACTCACCCGATGGTTATAGTTTCGTACCTGTGTTTTGGCCATCACTAGACACTTTACCGCAACCCTTGCCATTTGATTTGACAACCTATTTAGGAGGAAAGGCTAATGGTATTAGTTCTAGTGGCATTATTGTCGGGTATGGTAGAACCGTAGATCAACAAACGATTCCTTTGTATTGGCCATCCGTAAGTGAGTTGCCACAACCCTTAGTAGGCTTTGGAGAGGCAAATGGTATTGTTGATGACGTAGTCCCACCACAACCGACCCCGACACCAACCCCTACCCCTGCACCAACCCCTGCACCAACCCCGACCCCTGCACCCTTACCTATTTCCAACATCTGTTTTCCGGCGGGTACCCCCGTTCAGACGGATCAAGGACTAACGCTGATTGAAAACATTAATCCCCAAACACATACCATCAATCGGCAACCCATCCGGCATCTTACAAAAACAACAACACTAGACAACTATCTGATTCGTTTTGAAAAACACGCGGTGAATTATAATTGTCCTAATCAAACAACCCTTATGACCAAAGACCACTTGATTGAATTTCAAGGCAATATGGTCCCCGCCTACCGCTTCTTGGATTGCGCAGACGGTGTCAAGAAAGTCAAATACAACGGCGAGACTTTATACAATGTGCTTTTAGCCGACCACGGGAAAATGCAGGTTAATAACTTAGTGTGTGAAACCCTCCATCCGGACAATGTTATTGCCAAACTTTATACCGGTAACTACACCAAGGATGAACAACATACACTTATAAAGCAGTTAAACGCGTCTTTAACTAAACGGGATTTACCAACGTATAAAAAAATAATTAATACATTACACACCTTTTAAACACCTTTTGGGAAAAGGTGTAGCCAAAACCCGACCCTAATCGCAAATAAAATTAGGTGTAAATTCACAAGTAAATCAATATACGACTAGGTTGTATTTTGGCTACACCTTTTTCCAAAAGGTGTTGTTTTGGCTACACCTTTTCACAAAAGGTGTTGTTTTGGTTCAACCTTTTTCCAAAAGGTGTTGTTTTGGTTCAACCTTTTGTCAAAAGGTTGTATATGGAAGAACCTCTCATTAACGCCATCGGGGATTACTTTAAATTGAAATCCAAATATGAAAAACAATTTGAGGATTTAAAAACGAAATTACACAAGAATGAAGCTTTAAGTAAAAAAGAAAAACACAAGTTATTTAAGGATTTTAGACCCAAGTGTGTAAACTGCAAAGTCGTGGGGGGGTCCGTGTTCACCACTAAAGACCGGGTTTTAAAGGCCGCCTGTGGTGTCACTGCCAAGCCCTGTAAGCTAAACATTGAAATAAATCAAGGCAAATATGCCAACATCCTTAGTTTAGACGAAAATTACAGTAAAAACATAGACTCTATCAAAACAAAGATTATTATGACGAAATTAGATTTCTTATTTGGCTATATTGACAATGAAAACGCCGCATTTGACAACTTTGACCAGCTCCGGAAAAACCTCGGGAATTACAGCAAAGCCCAACTCATGGTACAAAAAAAATACAATGAAGTGGCGAATAATCCCGAAAAGAAAGCCCGGCTTACGAGAGCAGAAACGCAACTGTATAGTGAAATCGGCGATTTACGGAATATTTATAAACTGTACAAAGAAAACCCTCGCGCGAGTTTTATTAACGAAATGGTGGAGAAATATTTAAAGATCATTGAACCTTTAGCAGAGAAAATACAGCAAATGAAATATGTTATCACCGCAATTGAAATGGATAATACGGACGACCGTAAAGACAACACCTTTGCTTTAGTGCAAAAAGAATATACCTTGGGTGATTTAGAACAGGAAGTGTATGGCGATGTGAAAAGCGGGGTGATTAAGAATGTTATTTAGTATGTTGAAAAACGGTAATTTATTTTATATACCTTAAATGTATATAAATGTTTTTGAAATTTCTGTCGCTGCGTATATTTTTAATCAGTCTCGCAATTGGTTTATTATTTGTGTATTTATCTAACCCGGAACCCACCGTCATTTATGTTTATCCCACCCCTGATAATGTGAATAAAATTACGTATAAAGACAAGGCCTCTAATTGCTTCAAGTTTAATGCAAACGAAGTCACCTGTCCCAAGAACAAAAGCATGATTAAGACGATTCCATTGCAGAAATAAAACACCTTTTAACCACCTTTTGAGAAAAGGTGGGGCCAAAAAACACCCTAATCGCAAATAAAATTAGGTTGTAAATTCATATACAACTAGGTTGTATTTTGGCCCCACCTTTTCCCAAAAGGTGTATTTTGGCCCCACCTTTTCCCAAAAGGTGTATTTTGGCCCCACCTTTTCCCAAAAGGTGTATTTTGGCCCCACCTTTTTCTAAAAGGTGGTTTTCTAAAAGGTGGTTTTTAAAAAAGTGGTGTATATATAAATGATTAAGAACATGTTGAAAACGATTCATACCCACAATGGGCAAATGATCATTTCCTTTATTTTAGGAATAGGTTTGGCGAGTTTATTTAGAAAAGTTTGTAAAGATCGTAATTGTATCGTGTTCAAAGCCCCCGACTTTGACGAAGTCACTAAAAATGTCTATACACACGGGGATAAATGTTATTCATTTACGAAAAGTGCGGTCCCTTGTGGAAAAACTGAGAGAGAAATTGTAGTCTAAAACACCTTTTATCAACCTTTTAGAAAAAGGTTGGGCCAAAATCCAACACTAATCGCATATAACTTCACACCTAATTTTATGTGCGATTAGTTTCAGGTTTTGGTCCCACCTTTTCTAAAAAGGTGGTTAAAAGGTGGTGGTTGCGTATAGTATTTAATATAATTAATGCTATAATATTATATTAAATGAATATTGGGACAACCAGTATAGATGCTTTACCCATCTCTCCGCAAACGCAACCCCAAATGCAAACTGAGAATATTAAACTGGATATTGACGGTTCCTTAGCGAAATTACAGCAAAATCGTGACATTGAATTATTACAGGGGACGCAAATGCAACCGCAACCGCAAGCTCAAGGCATGCAGCAGCAAGGGCAGCCCGCGCAAATAAACTCCATGAACCAGCAAAACATTAACCAATTCGTGAGTGGGTTACAACAAGCCAGTGCGGCGGGTTTAACGGCCCTGCCATCCCGGGATATTCCTCAAACGCAATCGCACTTAACCCAAGACCAGCAAATGCAGCCAAATTATGTCCCACAAGAACAGTATAATACTGATTATATTACCGAACACCAAACCAACGAAGATATTATTCGGAAATACAATAGCAAAGAACAACAAGCCACTAATTTAGATGATTTTTATAGCAACATTCAAACCCCGGTTTTAATTGCGATTTTATATTTTCTTTTTCAACTGCCTGTCGTGCGGAAAAATGTGTTCAAGTTTCTCCCGTCGCTCTTTTCTAAAGATGGTAACCCGAATTTATCTGGTTATGTGGTGAATAGTGCAATTTTTGCGGCATTGTATTTTTCCTTAACTAAGGGTATTCGGTATTTTTCTATGTAACTGCGTTTTCAATGTAACTGCGTTTTCAATGTAACTGCGTTTTCAATGTAACTGCGTTCTTCTCTCCATTTTATTCTTGCATCGTCGCAAATGGCTGAGCTTCACCTTTAGAACGTTTACTTTCATTCACTAATTTTCTTAATCTAAGATTATAATTATTATATTTATTTTTGTTGTCGGGATTCTTAATAAATACTGCGACCCACTGATCAATCATTTTCATATGGTCAATTAGTGAGTTTTCAAAATTATCAATGACTTGGAATAAGTTATAAAAATTATTGATTATAAAGTCATACAATTTTATAATTAGCGCAAAAATGTCTTGTCTATTTCCATAATTAAGGATTGTAGTGTTTAGTTCTCTCGTAATCTGCTCAAACGCATCTTTTAAGTCTTTCTTTTCTTCTTCGGATAGGTCGTGATTTCCACCGCGACGTTTGCGTTTTATGGTGCGTTTGTACTTACTACTGCGTTTGCTACTGCGTTTGCCACTGCGTTTGTACTTACTACTGCGTTTGTACTTACTACTGCGTTTGTACTTACTACTGCGTTTGTACTTACTACTGCGTTTGTACCCACTGCGTTTGTACTTACTACTGCGTTTGTGTTTGTTTATTTCAATTGCTTGCATTAATTTTACTGGATTTTTGGTCGCATAAGCTAGAACGCGCCCCGTGTTAGTTAAAGTAACTTTATATGTGTTTTTATGCCGATTTTTCTTTATTGTATAAGGCATTTACTATATTCTTTTATGATATAAAAAAATATACAGACAATGAAATATACAGTCAATAAAATATATATAAAAAATATCATTAATCCCCACAATTGGTTAAACAGGCTTGAATGGGTACTTGAAAACAAAAATCATGGGGGTAACCTTGTTTCTTACATAACTCATAGGATTCATAACCTTCTTTAAATGGCTGGCGACTGACATATATATTATAAGCTAAAATAGAGAGAATGATAAAGATAAAGAAAATGAAGAGAAATTTCCAAAGCATTTAACTACTACTACTACTATATAAATATATATATATACACAACCTTTTGGGAAAAGGTTGGACCAAAACCCCACCTTTTGAGAAAAAACACCTTTTGAAAAACACCTTTTGGAAAAAAACACCTTTTGAGAAAAGGTGTAGCCAAAAAAAACACCTTTTTGGAAAAGGTGTAGCCAAAAATTTACAATGTATTTAGTGTAAATTTATGTGCGATTAGTGTCGGATTTTGGCTACACCTTTTCCAAAAAGGTGTGTTTTGGCTACACCTTTTCCCAAAAGGTGTTTTTCCCAAAAGGTGTGTTTTGGCTACACCTTTTCTCAAAAGGTGTTTTTCCCAAAAGGTTTGTTTAGAAGAAATAATCATCACTTCGTTTTTTCTTTGTCCCCCTTTTTTTTGTACGTCTAGTTTTCTCTCTTGGTGTCATTTTCGTTTTCTCTCTTGGTGTCATTTTCGTTTTCTCTTTTGGTATCGTTTTATTGCTTTTCATTTTATTATTAGCGCCCTTTTCTTTTTCTCCCGGCGTATAGCGTAGAAAATATTCTTCATATTCCTTGCTTCCTTTTTTCCCTTTCAATTCCTTAAATTTCTCTGCCTTGTTGGCCCGGATGGTTTCAATATTTTCCGAGGTATTGCCATAACAATTGATACTAAAGCGTTTTAGTAACCCCTTTTGTTCTAGTCGGTTTTTCGCCTGTACTTCAAACAAGTATTGAGCCATACACAAAATCCGGTCATTGTCATAATAAGGCCGATCCGCGTAGATAAAGGCCAAGAAAAAATTCAGCATCGTATCAATCGTCGCCACTTTCACCGTATTTCGTCCCAGTTTAATTGTATTATAACTGTGACACGCCAGCGGTTCGTAGATGAAACACACCGTATCATTATCCACCACCACTTCATAATGCGGCGCAATAATTTCCCCCACCCCGGGTTTCTTATAAATCTTCACATTTTTAAAGCCGACCGCATTCAACCGTTCTTTGATAATCGTGGTCGCCATTTTCGGGTCATCCGCCAAGACGTCAAAATCCGGGACTTTCCGGATAAATTGTTGCTGTTCTTTCGGCATATATTTGCCATACAAACTACTAGCAAAACCGCCAATAAACACGAGTCCCAAGTCAATCATCGTATCTTTCACCGTCTCGTAAATCAGACTGGAATCTTCCGATGTGCCTTCAAAATCCCGCATAAATTTCACGGCGTTACAGTGGGCATTTTTCAATGGATAATGTTTATTCAAAAGGACGAGTCGTTTATAGACTTTTTCCCAACGACTAATGTCCCCCATCGGCCTGGAGAGCTCTTTGTAAACCGCCATCCGGAGAAAATTGGGTGGAGCGTAATGAATGCCGTTCATTTTAACCGAGTCTTTTAGGACGACTTTAAAGAGTTTGCTTTCCATTTGGGTGACATCGGCGACAGGAATAAAATTCACAAAGACTTTGTAGGTGCCGACGTGCACCGCTGCCCTGGCCTCTACGTCATTATATCCCATAGCATTATAAATATCCGCGAGTTCCTTGGCGTCGCTTAACGCATTAGCCGAATAGAAATCATAATCGGGTATTTCTACATCTTTATTATAAAATTGGTCGTATTCCGGTAAAATATTGTTAATCGCCGTCCCACCATAACAGATTAAATGTTTTTTCTTTAAAAAAGTCTCTAAAATATCAATAATTTTGAGAATCTCAGGCGCTTGCGCCATTTTTTTACCTTGTCTCTCTTCAGCGGTATCTACCGCGGCCCGGAGTATGTCCAATTCTTTTTCTTCAAAAGTTTGTTGAGGTTTACAGTTTTCTTTTTTCACGTTTGATAATGTTTTATGTTTCGGCATGGGTTTACTATTATACACTTTTATTAAAAAACAACCTTTTCCGAAAAGGTTGGGCCAAAAAAAAACAACCTTTTAACAACCTTTTAACAACCTTTTAACAACCTTTTAAGAAAAGGTTGGGCCAAAACACAACCTTTTAAGAAAAGGTTGGGCCAAAACACAACCTTTTAAGAAAAGGTTGGGCCAAAACAAATACGCACTAAAGCGCTTATGAATAATATTGTTTTTACGGTTATGTCAAAAATATAGTTAGTAAATTATATTTTTGTAAGTGTTTACGTATTGCTCTTATGTAAATTGCGCTTATGTAAATTGCGCTTATATAAATTGCGCTTGTTTTTATTTTAACGACGTTTGCTTGAGCGGCGCTTATTTTTATGTGAGCGGCGCTTATGTTTGCGCGATTTATTCTGGTGCGATTTATGCTTACGCTTGCGGGTTCGTCGTTTTCCGCCCATATTATATTTTGATTCAACATTATATGTTGGACCATAAGATCCTTCCAAATCTCCAATAAATTTAAGTTTTTTTTTCCCTAAATTATTCACAACCTTATATTTTTTGTATCCCATCTGATTATCTGGAATGTACGAAATAGTGTCACCAACATCAACATTTGGGTCCTCTAATTTGTCATAAACGTTATCTTCATTATACACATTATGATTTCTGGACATATATATATATATACTTTATATAAAAATATGAAAAATATATAAGAAGATGGAAAAATATATATATATATAGTTATTACTAAATATATTTGTTATAAAAAACACAAGTGTAACGGATATTGCAAAATATAAAATTATAAAATTATAAAAATAAAAATTCAGTCAAATGTGATATTTTACACTCAATAACACATTTTACGCGCGCTAGCGCGTATCCCTTTTGGCCCAACCTTTTTCCAAAAGGTTGCTTTTGGCCCAACCTTTTTCCAAAAGGTTGCTTTTGGCCCAACCTTTTTCCAAAAGGTTGTTTTTTGGCCCAACCTTTTCTTAAAAGGTTGTTTTTTGGCCCAACCTTTTGGAAAAAGGTTGTTAGATGGTAAACGCATAATAATCCTCTTTAATATCCCGTTTCTCGTACGAGTACGCCGGATTGGCCGCCGGTGGAGTCGGAATAGTCACAGGTATAAACCGCAATTCCACGGGTTTCAAAACAAACGCACTCCCTGCCATGTCAAAGATCTCATTATAATATTCCAAACTACTGTCAAAACTTTGGAGCGAGAGAGCCACCATTTGACACCCGTAATTCAATGACAGTGTGGAAGAGGGGTTGTTGTTATTAGGCGATAAATCCGGCAACACAATCGACATATTTTTCTTGTTAAATTCAATGAGTTCTTGCATATCCGGCGTATACTTCACATCGTGAAACCGCAAAGCCCGCATAAAGATTGAATTACTCGCCATATTGACATATTCATCCAATAAAGTATCACTAAATAACGGGTTCGCTTTATCCACAATGACAATGACTTTCCCCATTAACGCCTTCAGTGGCGTTTGGCCAAAGTTTTTCCCATTATTTTCATAACTGAAATTTTTCCCCAATAAACGGCGCGACAAGGTCTTGTACAAGGCATTCGCCATGATATCGTAAATGGGTTTATTGTTACTCATGATGCGCAAATGCAGCACTAGCGGGTCGCCCGGATTTGGACATGTACTACCCGCAAAGGCGTAATCCGCGACAATACTCATCGCACTTGCAAATGATATGATATTATAAGATTCTTTGACATCAAAGGTATTTTGCGACGACACAGCAATAACCGGTTCATTATTCACCGAGAAAATTTCAAAATCTAGACAGCGTACGCCTTGCCGGATACAATTCTTTAATGCGCAAATATTCACAAAGTCATTTTTGACCGTCCCCGCCGAGCAACAATTATAAGCGGTTTTAATATAATAATCTCGGAAGTTATGGCTAAAATCATCATTACCCACACTGATCGTATGAATCGCCGGGAATTTATTATATAATTTATTCATTTTACTACAATTACTATTATTTAACGTCAACTTATCATAAATCCACCAGATAACACATAAAAGTATGAGAACCAGTAGAGCAACCGCAATAAGAATTACAGTGGACATAATTGTCTTATATTATACTACTATTAGACAATTATGTGCAATGTTTGATATTTTGTTATACAGATATGGAAAAAACCAGGTTAAATAAATAGTGTACATATAGTATAATAGACCATGCCTGGCGGATTATTAAATCTAATTGCCTATGGAAATCAAAATGTCATTTTAAATGGAAATCCCACTAAAACAATGTTTAAAACAACCTATGCTAAATATACCAATTTCGGTTTGCAAAAATTTCGGATTGATTTTGACGGTTCACGGAATTTGCGGATGACAGAATCCCCGACCTTTACGTTTAAAATGCCTCGGTATGCGGACCTCATCATGGATACGTATTTAGTCGTGACACTGCCGACGATTTGGAGCCCGATTTATCCTCCACAATGTCCGAGCCCCTATAATAATGGCGACGGAATGTGGCGACCCTACGAATTCAAATGGATTGACAATTTAGGGACCCAACTAATAAAAACCATTACATTTCGCTTAGGGGGGCAAATTATTCAAAAAGTCTCGGGCCAATATTTATTGAATTTAGTTGAACGGGATTTCACTGCAACCAAAAAACAACTCTATTATGCGATGACTGGCAATGTCCCGGAATTAAATGACCCGGCAAATGCAGGGGCGCGCCGCAATGTTTATCCGAGTGCCTATTATAACCCCTCGCAGGCCGGTCCCGAACCCTCCATCCGTGCCCGTAAATTATACATTCCCTTGAATATTTGGTTCACAATGGCAGCGAAAATGGCCTTTCCCCTGGCGAGTCTCCAATACAATGAATTTTATATTGATATTGAGGTGCGCCCTGTGAATGAATTGTTTGTCGTGCGTGATGTGTTGAGCAAGGATATGTGTTATATTCAATCCAACCAAATCGTGCCGGAATTTCTGTTTAGTCGTTTTTTACAACCGCCGCCGAATCCCGAATTAGATTATACCAATGCGGATAGGCGGACTGACTGGGCGGCAGACGTCCATTTAATCAGCACATACGCGTTTCTCTCGGAAGATGAAGTGAAAATCTTCGCCGCAAATCAGCAGCAGTATTTAATCAAAGAAATTTATGAATATAGTTTTCAAAATGTCACCGGGACCAATCGTATATCATTGGACAGCTTGGGTTTGATCGTCAATTGGATGTGGTATTTTCAACGTAGTGATGTGAATTTGCGAAACCAGTGGTCTAATTATACGAATTGGCCTTATAATTATTTGCCTTATGATGTAATATGTCCACCGAATCCCGAAACGGACCCAGAACAGCTGTTGTTTTATCCCTATCAATGTGCCGAAGATAAAAAACTTATTCTGGCCTATCCAGCCCTAGATCCGTCCGGAAATATCCACACCAATATTTATGTCACAGGGACATTTAATCCTGCCAATCAGCGAACTATTATGAATACGTGGGGTCTGCTCTTGGATGGAAAATATAGAGAGAATGTTCAGGATGCTGGGGTATTGCAATATATAGAAAAATACACACGGTCTGACGGCTTTGCGAACGATTGCGTGTATTGTTATAATTTTGCTCTGCATACGAGCCCTTATGATTTTCAACCGAGTGGAGCGATTAATTTGAGTAAATTTAAGAATATTGAGTTTGAAATTAACACATATCAGCCGCCGATGGATCCCTCGGTGCAAGTGTTTGTTATTTGCGATCCCGTTACGCACGATATTATCGGCATTAATAATCCTTCTTGGCGTATTTATGATTACAATTATGATTTGACCATATTTGAAGAACGCTACAATATTCTGACCTTTACATCGGGTAATGCTTCTCTCATGTATGCTCGTTAACACTTATATGCTCGTTAACACTTGTATGCTCGTTAACACTTGTATGCTCGTTAACACTTGTATGCTCGTTAACATTGTAAATAATAATATGCATACTACATTATTATTATTTGATTATAGTAAATGCTTAAATGCGGGCGGCACGGGCGGCCTTGAAGGCAGCTGCTCCAGCTTCACGGGAGGCATTCGCGGCACGGTTTGCTGCTTGCGAGGCACCTTTGGCAGCGCTAGCTGTACGGGCCGCTGAATTACTTCGCGAGGCACGGGCGGCACGACGGGCAGCTTTGGCAGCGGATTTGGCAGCAGTTGCAGCCATACCAGCGGCGTGAGATGCAGTGCGGCTAGCTACGCGCTTGACGGTGCGGGCTTTCTTAGTGGATAGACGGTGAGACTTGCGATGAGACTTGCGATGAGACTTGCGATGAGACTTGCGATGAGACTTGCGATGGCGGCGTGTTCGGTGATGCATTTATATTATAGGTAAATATAATTATTAAAATTATTATATTAAAATTATTATATTAAAATTATTATATTAAAATTATTATATTAAAATTATTATATTAAAATTATTATATTAAAATTATTATATTAAAATTATTAAATATTATTAAATATTATAGTTTAATTAAATTATTATAATAACTTTTCTAAATAGCCCAAGCTTTCTAAATAGTCCCAAGCTTTCTAAATAGCCCCAAGCTTTCTAAATAGTCTCCACTTATAAAACCGTTTTACCAAATGGTATCTGTATTGGACCACCACATTCCATCGCCTCTTTTAATCCCAAAAATTTGCCTAAATAATTGCAAACGTGATAATGGACAATTGGTTCGGTATTTTTCTAAAGGATGTGGATTTATTTTTAATTGAGCTTTTAAAGCATTTTTATAAATACTTTGTTTTCCCTGAATAGCAATATAAATATAAAACAATTTAAGCTTGTTGCGTTTAATAATATCAATGTCTTCTTCCAAAATTTGATTATCTAAAAGATATTCTTCCACTAAAGATAACCCGGAAATATCCGCTAAATCTTCACCAACTCCAAATGACGCATCAAATTTAATTCCATCACGGGCCGCAAATTCTTCGTATTGTTTAATAACATCCTTTATTTTACTTTGAAAAATTCGCCGATCACGGTCAGTCCACCAGTTATTCAAATTGCCGTTTTCGTCAAATTTACTGCCTTCATCGTCTAAAGCGTGGGATAATTCGTGACCAATCGTATAACCAATATAAGTCAAATTATATTCTAAACCTCTCTCTGCTAAATCAATAAAAGGGGGCTGAATATACGCTAAAGGAATATAAATAGAATTACTGATGGGCATATAATACGCATTCACCATATACGCTTGCGTACCCACCAGTTTGAAATTCGCCCAATCAATTTCCGGCACATCAATCACCCCCTTCCCTTCCAGTTTCAAAAATTTATTGTGTTTCCACTTGGTTAAGAGCTCCATATTATACCAAGGATCATCCACTTTATAATTAAACAGCGGGTCATACCTTAGCGCTGCCGGTTCACCGACGGTAAACTTGAGTTTCTCCATCTTTTTAATGGCTGTCGCTTTCGTAGAGGGTTGCAACCAGGTATTACGCCGTAGTTTTCGGAGAAACAGTGTTTTCAAATCATCGGCTAAATGTTGGACATAATTCACATACAGTTGATTATAATTATTCTTCACGTATTCTTCGGTTAAAAACGTATTAAATGTCAGGGATAGAGCATAGATCGGGTAGATTTCCGCGGGCATAATGATGGGTTGCCCTTCTAAGATTTTTTTGTAGAAATTATAATGAATATATCTAAAAGAAATCTCAAAGCGTATCATTTGCCTAAAATAGATGAAGAGCCAGTAGGTTTTCCATTTAGGCGTATTCCAGCTTTTCTTCAATAACGCGGTGATACATTTGAGAGCATTCAAATCCGCGACAATAATCTTTTTCGGCGGGTTTTCAAAACCGAGTTGTTTCGCAAAATTTGGCCAATCAAACTGATAGGTTTCAATCAATTCTTTGTCCGATACAACATTGTAGTAATCCGGGTCTTGTTTCTTGATGGCTTTGCAGCCCATGGCATCTAGTAACTCTAGTTCAACATCCCAAATGTCTAGGGGGTCATAGTCTTTTGCCGCTGTGGGGCCGAGACACGCTTTAAAGGTGTCACTAATATACGCGAGATAATGGGTTTTCACGTATTTTTTATAGGCGACAGCTTCCTTGTCATCTGCCGGGTCATCTATGTAGAGTAGATAATCATATAAACTCAACTGCACGGGGGCTAAATGACTGATATAAGTTTGCACATTTTTCTCATCGGGTTGGGTTGACCAGACAATCGGCGACCCCCACGAGACAATTTCATTAGAGTTTATATAGGCGAGTAGCGCATACATATCGCTCTTTATAAAGAAATTGTTGACAATTTGCGTGATATTCTGGGCATGCATATGAATGGCTTTCACGGCATTCCGACTTACCGAATAATAAATGTTTCTAATGGCGATGGCTTTTTCAGAATGTGGATTTGCTTTAATATATTTTTGCACATAGTCAATTAATTCGTAATAGACTTTGTCTTGCGTGACCCTAAATGTATCGTATTGCACATAATAATTGGGGTTTTTCGCAAGTTCCTCTTCGGTCGCCTTTATCCACGAGTCATTAACGTAGCCGTAAAAATTATTTTGAATCAGGGCATTTTCTTTTTTACTATTACTGTGTTTGTTGAAGTTATTGATCAATAATTTAGTATATTTGACGAAGGGGATTTTTATTTTTTGATATTTTTTACTGTGTTTTAGTTTTTTTTCTATAGATTCAAATTTGTTCAACATTGTTTTCGTATAGAGACCTTGATTGCTAATGGTAGTGAATTTTCCTGAACTACAGACATGCGCAATGTCAGTATCGTTGTAACAATGTTTTTGAGTTTTATTTTTTTTTATGGGGACAGATGTCTTGCGTTTTTTATATTTTAGTGTTGCATTTTGTAGTCTTGTATTTTTTCTGGTTGTATTTTTTCTTCTTAAATTTTTTATATTATGTTTTAGCATATATACTTAGTATATATGCAGAATTGTTTTTTCGTTGCTTCCCCAAAAATAGTTTACTAAAGACTTTTAGAAAAAACGTGGACAACGTTATTTACGACGCCGCGTGGTTTTACGACGCCCATATTTACAGTACTGTCGTTGAGAAAAGCCTTGAGGTCGTTTACAATTGATACTAAGTTTGTATTTTCTACTCCATTTATGAGTTTTTTTACGCATAGTCTTTTTGGTCATTCTTATAATATATTATATAATAAATTCATAGATATAATAAATGCATAGTAAACCTAATCGTAAATGCATACTGTATTTTGGTCCAACCTTTTTCTAAAATGTTGTATTTTGACCCAACCTTTTTCTAAAAGGTTGTTTCTAAAAGGTTGTATTTTGGCCCAACCTTTTTCTAAAAGGTTGTTTCTAAAAGGTTGTTTTTAAAAAAAGGTTGTGTATATATAAATGGCTACTTCTACTTTAAAACCTATTGACGAAAAAAAGAAACAAAAAAAGAATTATGGCGGATCGGATATAAACAACAATAATAATTGGAGTGGCTTTGGAATCTCGCTCCTGGGAAATTTAGTTATCGCTTTCGTGGTAGGCATCGCCGGTTCCAATTTTATTTATTTAACCCGAATGGCCAACGTAAATATGTCTAAAACCATACAGCATAACAAAATCACCGTGTTAGACTATCTTGTACCCACACAAAAAAATGTTTACTTTCCGGATGAAAAAGTACGCGAAAACGTAAATGAGTATCTTAAAAATATAGATTCATCTACACTAACAAATTGTGGTAAAGATAATTCTTGTGCCGCCGCCGAAGCGTGTACGAATTATAAACTATTAGCGAATTTGAATATTGGGACGTTAGGAGGCTGGCCGTACAGTATGCGCGATCCGAAAGTACCTGCTCCGTGGGGGTTATGGGGACAATTTAAATATTGGATTGCGGATAGTGTAGCAAATGCTTATATAAGAAACCGCAGTAAATTTAAAAACATCATGAAACTCTTTGCCCCCTCTGAGAAAGCGACAAATAGCTTTTCTAGTCCGCTGCAAATGTTTTTAATCACGCCCCTGATTTATGTACTCACCCCTTTTGTAATGTTGTTTATTTTCTTTTCGTGTCTGTATTCTCTCTTTGCGACCAGTCCCGGCTGGGCCATTGTAGGTACACTCTTTTTTCTAACAACGTTTTTTATTAACTATGGTATGTGTTTTGTCCAAGCATTCCAATATTTGTGTACATTAACCTTTGTACCCTTACTCGCTGATTTTAAAATGGTAAAGAATATTTTTAAGTGTAACGGGCACTCCTTGGTCCATTTCTTTTTAATTTTTACCTGTATTTCTGCCTTTATGAATCTGGACCCGATTATTGCTGGCACGATCACCGGCACCTACGGGGTCTATGTAATCTATACATTGTTTAAGCTGTGGTGGTGATAAGGCACTGCTATATACTATATATTATACTATATACTATAGTGTTAATTTCTTAAATTTATTCATTAAGCCTTCTTTCGCCTTTCGCGCTTCTTCATCCTGTTTAGCTAAAATAAAAGCCCGGTTAACGTCATTTTTACTGTCACTATAATGTTTTTTAGATAAAAACGCTCGGGCTTGTTCAACCGACAAAGGCGTAGTATCTTGATACACCTGACTACGCTGTAATTCTTCTACATTCTTATACTTGGCCCGTTGTAAATAATCTTCTTGGGTCACGGGGATGACGCTTTCAACGTGGGCTTTTTTTAAATCTTCGTAACCTAGATTGCTAAATAGTGGCGCTGAATAGTATTCGGGTTTCTCTCTTAGTAAATCATAACCATTACTTATGTCACCATTACTTATGTCACCATAATCCACTTGTTTTACTAAAGCCTGTACTTCTTTCTTTTTGTTTTGAAAAGATTCGTTCATGCCAAGTAAAGTTGTAGAGCGTTTATCTATATCTTCATCGGATTTTAACCAGTCACCATAACCGCCTTCTTGATCCGCGTCTTTTAACCTATATTGTTCAAATAATTCGTTAAATATTTTATTAAAATCTGGCTTGGCTCGTAATTGTTTCAAGAGTAAGTCATGTTCTTCATCGTGTTCTACATAATACACTGTGTTAGCGTGTTTAATATTAATTTGGGTACTCTTATACCGGAATTGATATATGCCATATAATAACTTGTAGGCTTCGCTAAAAAACAGGAAATATTCTTTGCCCAACTCCGGCGCTTTATCGGGATGGGTTTGTAATACGGTCTTTTTCACCTTGCGCAAATCCTCTGCGTCAAATTCATAATCAAGTTTGAAAAGGGCTAATAAATCGGCCAAGTTATAATTGGCTAAATTCAAGTCCAATGCCAAGTCCATTTCCATTTCCATGTCAGACTGTATAAAAAAAGTCTAGTAAATACATTAGACGGGACAACGCAAGGTTGTTAAAATACATTTAACCTTTGAAAAAACTTCTCCAAGGCCCCGATATCCCCCCCTTCCACCGAGTCATCCGGGATAAACCAGTGATCTCTTTGTTTAGAACAATCAAACGCTAAAAGCACAGGCACCCCTCTAACCATTTTCTTACTTTTGAAAGACATATATAAATCCATGTGCTCATCAATATCAATATCCACATAAATAATACGCTGTGAGGCAGTGGCAATCCAGGCGTCACACGTGGGTTTAATCGCTTTACACGGTTTACACCAGTCGGCGCCGAATTTCACAACAACTATCTTACCGATGGCATGCGTCTGTAATTGTTGTAAATCCGTGGGGGTTAAGTCCGTGATGATTTGTCGTTCCATTTGGTGTTGAGACATATAATACATTATAAGAGTTATATCTAAGTTGTTATAATGTAATTAGTATAAGGTTTACCTTATACCAAGTATAAGGTTTACCAAGTATAAGGTTTACCAAGTATAAGGTTTACCAAGTATAAGGTTTACCAAGTATAAATCAAATACGGTACACAATATACTGCCCCTATAAATGTGACGGTATTTACACTTGGTCCTTTATTCGCTAAATAATTCGCCAATAGACATGTGACAACTATCATCGCACTATCAGAGAGAATGGCTTTTATGCCCACTTCTTTGGCATAGGCTTTGAACGTGTCCACCATCCGGTTCGCTCCCCGAGGCATTGCTGTAATGATACCATTAAAAAGCACATCGTGAATAACCTGAATAATTAGTGCGAGAATAATGAATTTGAAAAGCGAGAAGGAACCGAAGACATAGGGATAAAACAAACGGGTTAAAAGCACCCCAATCGCTATAATCAATACATCGGCTATAACCGCACTTAAATTATATGTTTTATACCAGTCTATGAGAACTTTGGATTTGATACTGCCCTGAATAAGCAAGATAATGACAAGTAGATCAGTAATAAGTGCGCCGTTGACAATTGAGAGATAATTTGTAGTATTAAGTATAGACATTAAGTAATCCTTATATACACTTTTGGAAAAAAGTGTGACAAAACACACTTTTGGCAAAAGTGTCGCAAAACACACTTTTGGCAAAAGTGTCGCAAAACCTTTTTGTTAATTTACGTGGGCGTACGCATTTCTATATATTTAGAGGTTTTCGTGGGCGTACGCATTTCTATATATTTAGAGGTTTTGCGACACTTTTGCCAAAAGTGTGTTTTGCGACACTTTTGCCAAAAGTGTGTTCTAAATCCCCAATATTTATTTCCGGTAATTTCACGTGCCCTTCCCAAAAATACCTACAAAAAGCCCACACGAATTCGCATTTATCCGCGTACCATTCGGGGTGTTCTCTCTGTAAAGTCGCACCCAGCCCATTCGGTAGCAAATGCAAATTCTGTTTAGGTAATACATAGCTCAGTTGCACCAGCGGGCTCACCGCCGTATTCTTTAACCGCTCCGCCCCCAAAAACGTAGTATCAAAATACGGTATAGAGCGGATGAGATCCACGAGCAGTGGAGGATAATGGTATTTATAAGTCCAGCGCCAGTCAACGCAGCCGCTGCTGTAATATTTAAAGTTCCACTCTAACCCTTCCAAATAATTGATGCAAATGTCTTTGATTTGTTCATTATCAGCCGCCGTCACCCTTAAATCAAAGAGGCTATGGTAATAGCGCGCTTCCCACCCGGGTTCTTGGGGATTAATATAGTGTTCTATCGCTCGGTCGGTAGACGGCAAGTTAATAAGTTTTTCTTCAAAGGCTTTCTTAGCTGTATTATATTTTTTATGCTTATTTTGCTTTTCTTTATGGATATATTCTTGTTTTATATTCTCAAGTTCTTGTTGACCGAGATAATCTATTAGTAACCGTAAATGCTTCCACACAATTTTGCCATCGGCAATCAGCGAGAGTTTTTTTGAGCTCAGGACTGCTTTATAGGCATTCATTAAAAGGTCAATCCCATTGGTACGAATATTGAGGGCTGGAAAATGTGGTAAAAAATCATTACCTAAGAGGAAGAAGAGAAAAATGTAATCACTGATTGCAAAGGCGCCGGGACCTCCACCAAAATCCGCCTTAATATAGTTGCCAAATGATGGAATATCTAGTAAATATAATTCATTTGGGTTTAAAGTATTGTCAATACCTTTGATAAATTCCGGGGTTTCGCGGAATAAATACAATTGATCGCTAATGTGTAGATGATTCAAAGTCAGCATAATTAAATCCGCATCTAAACCGTAAATCACCGTAGTACTCTGCGCGTGATAGTGGGGTTCCCGACGGATATATTCGTAAAGTTTGTGTTCACCTTCCCCAGCCTCATCCGCGCAAGAAATAATAAACTCTTCTAACCCAAACTCCTTGGGATTATTAAAGCGTGTCTGCATAGCCAGAGCCAATGCCGCCATAAATAAAGTACCAGGGGTAATCGCAGCGGTATTCCAAGTTGTTTTCTCTTGGGGCAAGCCTGCCCCTGCCCCTGTCGCCATTTGATTTTGAAACCACGATAAATACCTTCTCTTTCTCTGTTGATCTAATTTCGCCACTGGCGCTACGCCATCAAACGCGATAAAGACTTTTTTATTCGGTTTTAACAAATTTATATAGTATATAAGTTTGTCACATACAGACTTAATTAACAGCTCTTCGGAGCTAAAATTAATAGCCCCTTCATAAATAAAGCCATTGCAATCCAAATATAAATTGTTTAAAGGTTTCGGCAATTTAGTTACTGGTTTAATGATCTCTCTATGCTCGCGAACAAAATGCGCAAAATAACTTGGAATACCCATCACTAAAGTGATATATCTGGATTTCTTTATACACTTTTAGTAAAAGTGTGCTTTTACTAAAAGTATCCGTATATAATAAAGAAAAAACAATGTCAACTCTACATATTATGGATAATACCATATATTATATAAATAACTTATTAGATATTGCGAAAAATACTGCTACTGTTACCCATTATTATAAATTACTTCATTTTCTTGATACACGTACCGTATTCAATTGTATGTTGACTTTAAAAACAATATCCACCAATTTGAAGAATGTATTGGAATTGTTGGAGAATCATAGTAATGTAGATGAGGCCTCGTGTGCGACAGCAGTGGCTGACCTCGCCCGAGAATTATTAGCCACTGTTAAAGTCTGTGGTACTTATAATTTGGAAGATTTATTATATTTGTTGTTGGATGAGCAAATTACGAACATTTGTGATAAATATATTCTTTTAAATCAGTTTGCTCACCCCATTTCCTACGAAGAGTTAGCATATAGTGAGTATAAACATTTGACATGTCTACATTTTACAGATGCCAGCGGGCCCACAGACGCCAACGGGCCCACAGACACCAACGGGCCCACAGACGCCAACGGGTCCATAAATACTATACTGTTGCATAAATCTTTTAATCTTCAAGTGCATTGCATTAAACTGGTTATTCACAACCACGACAAGACATTTCTTATTACTTGTTTGATAGATGACATTCATTTAGATATACTTAAAAATGATTATATTATAACAAAAAAAGATAATCTAGGTGCAAACGGAGTAGGTGCAAACGGAGTAGGTGCAAACGGAGTAGGTGCAAACGGAGTAGGTGCAAACGGAGTAGGTGCAAACGGACCCATCCAATGGTATGACTATTTACAAAACCCCCTCTTTCTCACGTATAAAAGTTGCCTCACTTTAAAAGATTTATTAATCTATAGTGAGTTAGATATTCATAATAACTACCAGGTCTTCACCCATACTATTAATAGCATTAGCGAGAAACCCATAGGGCATGTTGTAGATGAATTCTTATACCTAGATTTATATCATAAACGAAATTATTTGATAGACCTGCTTATGAATACTGCTGATCAAGAAGCCGAGTATCTGGCCTATTTATTATACGATTTGTTATCCAATGATTTGAATGGTAATATTGATACCATAGATCAAACCTTATTGTTTGATAGTTTCCCTTATAGAATAAAGCAATTATTTCATAATGCCATGAGAGAAACCGTGAATTATACAAAAAAACTCTCTTATACCGACTTGAATAATATTCCCTTGGAACAACGTATATGCTTATTAAAAGTCCCGGACACGGTAAAAGAAAAAGCCATGGTTAAACTCAAAGAAATCAAAGCGAAAGGCGACGATTCCGGTTCCAAACCTCGGCATTATTTGGAAGGCTTATTAAAAATCCCCTTCAAGATCTTAAAAGAAGAACCCATTTTGCGAATAAATCAAGAATGTATTCAATTGTTTACGACGTTAATAAAGAATGTGGCGATTATACCTAAAAAACAAAACTACAATAGCATTGAAGTTCAACAGTATATGCATTTTTTGAAAAGCCAAGGAGCAGCGACTTTACTTGCTGAGTTGTGTAGTCGGCTTGAAACGGTCATTCATACGGCGAGTCGCGCCGTTTTATTAAATATAATCAAGCAGATAAATGATGAGGAGAAACCTGAACATAAAGGTAAGAAAATTACTACAGTCCATAAGAAAATCGCGCAGTTAAAACTTGATATTATTCAGTACGCCAAGGCGCTTTTAAGCGACAGTCCAGACAAGGCGCTTTTAAGCGACAGTCCAGACAAGGCGCTTTTACTCTTCCTTCAGCTCTTCGGCACTCTCAACATTGATTTAGAAGAGCATATTATGACGTTGACCAAGGTGATGCAAGGCATTCAGCTTATTGACAAAAAATTCCAAGAGCGAAACCACTCTTTACTCCGGATAAAACAAACCTTAGATTCCGCCGTGCACGGCCACGCCACCGCCAAGCGGCAATTGGAACGCATTATCGGGCAGTGGATTAACGGCGAGAATAAGGGCTACTGTTTCGGCTTTGAAGGACCGCCCGGGGTCGGCAAAACCTCTCTCGCCAAAAAAGGCATCGCAGATTGTTTAAAAGACGCCGATGGCCAGTCACGCCCGTTTGCCTTTATTGCGATCGGCGGGTCGGCCAACGGTAGCACCTTAGAAGGCCACAATTATACTTACGTGGGGTCCACCTGGGGTAAGGTGGTGGAGATTTTAATGGAGAAAAAATGCATGAACCCGATTATTTTTATTGATGAATTAGATAAAGTCAGTAAAACCGAACATGGGAAGGAAATCATTAGTATTTTAACGCATTTAGTGGACCCGACCCAGAACGATACCTTCCAGGATAAATACTTTAGCGGTATTGATATTGATGTTTCCAATATTCTCTTTGTCTTTTCTTATAATGATGCCCAACTGATTGATAAGATTTTGTTAGACCGTATCCACCGTATTAAATTTGACAATCTCTCTCTGGCAGAGAAAGTGGTCATTGCCCAAGAGTTCATCTTACCGGATATTTATAAAAAAATGGGCTTGACGGATGTGCTCGTGATGGACGCCGCCGAAATTGAATTCATTATTGAAGAATATACGGCGGAATCGGGGGTGCGCAAATTAAAAGAATTGTTGTTTGATATTGTAGGGGAAATTAATTTGGAGTTATTAGCAGGGCAAGCGCAAGGGCAAGCAGCAGGGCAAGCAGCAGGGCAAGCGCAAGCAGAGGCAGGCCTCTTAACGCTACCTTTTAAAATCACCAAAACAGCGATTATTGAAAAATACTTGAAAGACCGGGACGAAGTGAAGATCGCCAAAATCCATCCAGTGAGTATCGTGGGCTGTATTAACGGCTTATGGGCAAACGCCTTGGGCAAAGGCGGAGTTTTGCCAATTGAAGCAAATTATTTCCCGGCGAGCACCTTTTTAGACCTCCGTCTTACGGGCCTACAGGGAGACGTCATGAAAGAAAGTATGAGTGTAGCAAAAACATTGGCCTGGTCACTCTTAACGGACGCGGAACAAAAAACGTTAGACACGAAACAAGGCATTCATATTCACGTACCGGAAGGGGCGACACCAAAAGATGGTCCATCTGCTGGGACGGCAATTACAGTGGTGATGTACAGTTTATTTAGTCAAAAGCCAATTAGACACGATTTAGCCATTACGGGGGAAATCTGTTTAAGCGGTAGAATAACCGCGATCGGTGGCTTGGATTTGAAGATTCTCGGGGGCATCAAAGCAGGTGTCAAAACGTTTCTCTTCCCGAAAGAAAATTTGAAAGATTTTGAGAAAATAGAAAAGAAATATGGCGATAAAATGTTTTTTAAAGAAATTACTTTTTTACCGATGGGGGATATTAAGGAAGTTTTGAAATATATTTTTTAACGGAAACTTTTATAAAACTATAGTGTATAATGACTTTTATTGGTTATCTTCCGTTATCAGTGAGTGACAATGAACGTTATACGTTTAAGACAAATACGGCGATCTATGTGTTGACACCTGATACAACCGGTATAACCAACCCTATTTTTACATGCGTAGAATTAACGCCAGCGACGGGTTTAGTGTTACATCCAACTACCGGCGAAATAACTGGCACAACCAAAAGCACCGCCCTCGCACAAACTCAATTTACGATTACAGCTACTTATGGATCATCGTTTGTAACTAAGAATATATCCATCACTATTAGCGATACGATGACTGCCCAGGTCTTACTAGAAAGTAGCACCCCGACAATAGTGATAGATACTATCACATTTACACAATTGCCAAACCCTAAATTATTGTATGACGGTATTACTGTTACGAATAATATTTTTACCGCGGGGTCCACTAAAGCCATTACGTTTATAAATTTGAGAAATGACTCTACTGATAAATTTTGTATATTCGTCAATAGTGCAGGTGTTGTGGTGGGCACTAAGACTCTAATAGCCACTGATCCTGTGGCGACTTCGGTTGTGTTGCCCGCCTCGGCTGGCACATATACTTTATATGCTATAGAGTATATCGCTAGTCCTGCTAACACCAATTTGTATTCAACTTATGTGACGACTATTACTGTGACCGGGTCGCCATCACCGACTCCGACACCGACACCGACGCCGACACCGACGCCGACCCCGACCCCGACGCCGACGCCGACACCGACTCCGACACCGACACCGACACCGACACCGACCCCGACCCCGACACCGACACCGACCCCGACGCCGACGCCGACACCCGTAGTTCCCGTCATACAAAACGGCCAGACTATTACTGCCGATGGAGACTACTCGTTACCGCCTGATGCATTTCAAGGATTCAATCAAATTACATTTACCGTCAATGGTGGTGGCGGGGGCGGGTGGGGGAATAAAACAACAAAAGGCGGAGATGGCGGCTCTATAACTGCTAGTTATAATAGTGCTCTTTTGAAAGGCGTGAATCCTTTTAAAATTTCTATTGGAAGGGGAGGAGGATCAGGTAAGAGCGTAGGCGGAGATACAGGGGGGGGAGGTGGCGGGGCAACTGTTGTGCGTTCAGCTGATGGTAATATATATATGATTTCTGGTGGTGGTGGTGGTGCAACTGAACATAACGCAGGTGGGAATGGATTTAGCCAAGGTCCTGCAGTATTTGGAGTAGATTGCGGGTCAAAGGCACCCCCATATAATAGTGACACAAACAATGGGGGTGGTGGCTGCGGGAGTGGCGGAAGGACGGAAGGAAGTATAGTACGCTCAGGTAAAGATAGTATTCAAGATACGGTAACAGGAATTTGGAACGGGGGGCAAGGTGGCTCTATTTATGTTGAGGGCATCGGAAGTAATGGGGGTCTTGGTGGCAATGGCGCAAAT